CGTTAGGACCGTCCATCCACATATTTGTTATCATGTGTGATACACGGTCCAGGTTAATTTTTAAATCGTCTGGATGATCTACTTCTCCGAGAACACTATAACCATTTTGAATCTGATCGTTCAGGGTTTTGACAGCCTTGCCAATCTCATTCACAGGGTAAACACGCTGGTTAGCGTTGCGTATACCGCCCTGGATGCAAATCCCGGACATGTATAAATTTTTACCATCTTTATCATCAGATTCAACGATCATGTTTGCTTCGTTGAAGCTTAGATTCTCTCGGAGGTATTTCATAGATTACTTACGTGATCCAATTAGACTCTTTCTATCTGGAGCTGTGTCAGCGGAACCTTTACGTTCTGCACCGTGACCTGGCTCTTTCTTTTTAAATGCTGTTTTACCAGCATTTGCACCTGGCTTATTAATGTTACCACCATCTTGAATAGATGTTGTTGGCTTTAATAGTCCGCCTTGTGTGCCGCCTTTCTCTGTTGAGAAACTCTTAGCAATATTAGCAGTTGTACCGCCCATATCGTTCTTACCAGCTACAGCTGAACGTGTATTAACACCATTGTCGCCGTGCTTTGGAGGGCTAATTTTGTTAACATATTCCATCATGTTATCTAATTCATCTGCACCACCAAACTCGTCGCCGCCCATTTCTGGTTCTGCGCCAAACTCGTCACCGCCCATATCGTGCTCTTCGCCTTCTTCGCCAGCCATTAGCTGTTCAAATTCAGCTTTTAATTCGTCTAGTGCGTCTTCTAGGTCCATAACACGATCTTCCATGTCACCACCTTCTTCACCTTCTTCACCGTCTTCTTCGTCACCTAGGTCGCCGATCATGTCGTCTGTAGCATCGCCACCAACATCATCTTCGCCGTCGTCTTCGCTATCATCTGCGGCATCGTCGGTTCCGGTATCATCTTCTTCATCCGCTGACTCTTCGTATTCGTTTTCGCCGTCTATGGATTCTTCTTTCTTTTCTTCGTCTTCGCTATCTAAAAGACTTTCATAAATTTCGCGGCTTTTTGCAACTACGATATTATGGAAAATCTCTTTTGCTGTTTCTTGATCTTCATTGATCAACGCCTCTAGCATGGCTTCAAATTGGGTACGATCAGTCATTGTTTATCTCCTGTGATTGATGGTTACAAGGCTGTATTATATTTACACTTTACTTTAAAAAGTGGTATAATATAGCCGCAAAACGACTCGTTTTTAAAAATGCGTGTTATTTATGCCGGCGGCGCCGCTGGGGCCGCGTACATACTATGTATAAAACCTAATTCTCTTTCTTGATCTAGTATATGAGCTTCACTGCTCTTTCTTAATTCGTTAATTTGGCGAAGTGTTAATCGTGTCTTACGAGTATCTTTGCGATGCATTGTGGTAGAGTCGCGGTCAGGCGAATAACGTAAGTCATTTGCTGTCCGTCTTGTATCAGGATCAATATAAAACAATTCGCGAAGTATCATACGTGTATTTATGCAGTTGGTACTGTTGCAGGGGCCCCGCCAACTGGAGGTGGTGCGGCGCCTTCTGTGCCTGGAGGTAAGTCACCTTCAATGTCTTCCGGAGCACTCATATCGCCTGCGGCTCCGAGGTCGCCTTCGATACCTGCGGCACTTAGACCTGCTGAACGTAATTCTCCGGCGGCATCAGTATAAGTAGGCTCACCTTTTCCGTTCTCTTCAGCCCACATGCGTTCGTTTTCTGCTACTTCTTCGTCATTTAGACCTAAGAAACGCTTAAGAGCAAAGCGTTTTGACATAAACGGAACTGCTTGAATGGTGTTAAATGTGTTAATACGTTCTGCGTCAAGCGCACTTTGACGTGTTGATGCAAAGTTTAAAGGCGGATTAAACTTTAATTCAAACAAGTTTGCATCAAGATTTAAACCTTTACTGTACATAAACATCTTAAACTCTTCATCAAACATATGTGATACTAGAGCTTGCAAGCGTTCGCAGTACTTGTTAAAACGTAATTCTTGAATGTATGCTGTACCAACACGGCCGTCATTATAACTTGCTTGACTATCGTCTGCGCCTGTTGGCAGATAGCTCGATGGTATACGTAAACCGCGGAATAATTTGTTAGTAAAGTACTTTAAGTCATCAATCTCACCTAGGTTAGTACCGCCTGGTAGTGTTTCAACTTTTGATCCACGACCTTCAGCAGTTTGCGGAAAGAAGTAGTCTTCGTTGATGCTTAAAGGATTGTAAGCGGAGTCTATGACATTTTGTCCACCACCCGTTTGACTTGGTATGCGGCGTTGGTGAATTTCATTTTTGACACGCTCAACGAATGCCATAGCCATGTGACTTGGCATATTGCCCACGTCAATATGAAATACTCTACGCTCTGGAGCACGTTGTATACGATAAATTAGAATCGCATCTTCTAGTAGTTCTTTTTGCTTGTAAACTTTAAAGATATTTTCTAATAAACTGTTACCGAATGGGTAGTTGTTGTCTAATCCTTCACTTAAACTTAAATGAATAACATGTTCTGCATTAATAGCATATTCAGTTTCTGTTGTTCCAAACCTACTACTGCTAGAAGGAATGCTTGATCCCTTTTGAGCACCACCTGCACCAAACGGACTTGCGCCACCAATGCCACCACCTTGCCTAGTATTGATGTTAGGAGTTATTTGTGTAGCAACTAAATCCATAAAGTTGGGTGCTAGATCTTTAACAACATATTGTTCAGGCTTCTTGCCTTCACTTTCGTTAACAATAACCTTAACTAATTTACTTGGATCTACATAAGTCCACTTTTGATTTTCAGGGTCGCGAATAAAAAATGCATCACCGTACTTGAACGTGTTACGCATAATACGGAAAATACGTGTGTCAAACTTTTGCAGTTTGCACCATTGTTGCATGTATTCGCCTAGAATTTTAATTTCTGAGTTAGTGGCTTTGTGGCGCCACTGTACTGTAAATGGAGTTTTGCCGTCTTTTAGTTTTTGTGTACAAAATTCAGCAAGAATATCTAGTGCCGCGTTAACTTCTGGATCAGCATCCATAGTTTCATATTGCTGATAACGTTCAATTCTATTAGGACTGCCAGAATATACATCGGGGAGATAGCTACTATAGTTAGATTTAGCTGGACCTGCTTTAGCTAAAGAGTTTGAACTAGAAAGAGGACTTAAAGAAGTGCCAGTTGGTACTGGTGTAAAGAATTTTTTCCAGCTCATTGTTTATCCTATAGTAAATCTATTATCAGCGGCTGATGCTAATTGATTATTTCCGCTCTGTGCAATTTGGTTTCCTTCTTGCAATAGTCCACCCATTCCTGCCACGCTAGTATTTAACTTTTCTAGTAGCCCTGCAAGCATATCTTGATTCGGTAAACCTGTTGGAACAGCCGCTTCTTGTGTTGCCGGCGCTGGGCCTGTTTCTGTCTGGGCGGCCTTAGTACCTAATTCCGATGAAAGACCAGCAGTCATACCTTTAAGGCCGCCAAATAAACCGTCTGTGCTTGGCATTGACATGTTAGACAGCGGTTTAAACATATCTGTCATTCCGGAAGTAAGTGGTTTAAACATGTCCGGGCCAAACTTACCAGCAACTCCTTCTAGAGTTTTACTAACATCGGGCATCTTAATATCACCCATCATCTTAGTAATATCTGGCATTTTACTAAAATCAGGCATCTTAATATCACCCATCATCTTAGTAATATCTGGCATTTTACTAAAATCAGGCATCTTAATATCGCCAGTTTTGTTAATTCCAGTTTCACCAGGCATTCCGTCAATTAATTTACCAACAACTGTATCTAGTTGATTTTGCATTCCGCCTGCGGCATCTTTTGGAGCTGTTGATTCTTTCTTTTTGCTAGAAGCACCGGACATTTTTGATTGTAGTGCTTCACCAATAGCAGTCCATTGCTTTTTATTAGAAACTACTTCTTCCCCGTCTAATTGCACCATCTCCCCATTAGGATCAAATTTTTCTAGGGCTTCCATCCAACCTTTAGGTACACCTTGTGTTTCTTGTTTTACATTTCCAAGTAAATCATCTAAACCTGGACTACCTCCTAAACGTACACGAGGCGTTGGTTTTTCTACCGGTGTTCTAACTTCTGTTGGAGTTGCTTCTTGTCCTGTTTTTGCGGCTTTGGCGCCTGGCATCATTAATACTGCTTTACTAAAGTTGTCTACTGCACCTGAAAATTTCTCATAGCCTGCGGCCTGCAGTTTGTTAAAATTATTTCTAGCGGCAATATCAGCAGCCACAATATTTTGAAATGCTTCAGTTCCTGGTGCTTTTGCTCCGTCTGGTGTTCGACCTGAAGCATTTGCAGCCATTTGGCTTGCTTGAAAGTCTCTAACTGTTTGTACTGAGCCTGCTGTAGTAGGGCCTCGTTGTCCTAATTGCTGTGCGCCTGTTGATTGCAACTGTAAACGTGACAGTTCTTGTCCTGCAATTCTACGCATTGATTGGCCAACCGCATCATCAGTGTATTTTTGAGACTGTGCTTGCGCGGCAAATCCGCCTGGACCTTGCTGACGCATGTAAGCATCCATATTATTTTTAGCCAGTTGAAGTCGTTGTTCTCCTTCTTTTCTCTGTTCTTCTGTTTTAGCGTTTCTTAATGCTAATGCGGCTTCACCTAATGCAGTACCTGCAGGCCCAATAGCACTTAAATTATTGCCGGCTTTTTCAGTCACTACACCCATGGCAAATATTTCGTCAATAGAACCTTGAAGTTCACTTCCTAAATCCCCGGTGACATTTTTTAATGCTCTATACGAGTCATTCAGTTCTTTGCCGCCGGACAACAATGCCAAATTCACATCCAAGTCTTCTGATCGAACTGCATTTTCTCTCATCAGCTGGTCTGTAGTTTTATTGGTAACGGCAGCATTGTTTAACATTGCCATTGAAAATTCACCAACACTCTTAATAGCTTCTTTTCTTGATTTCTCATCTTGCAATCCAAGATTTTGACTTCTTATAAGAGCATTAGTAGCTATCTCATTGATCTGTTCAGGAACCATTCCCATACTTTCAAACATCTTGCCAGGTTTAGACTCTCTAAAATCTTTCTGGAATGCTAAAAGCTCTTTGGCTGCATCTACGTTATTAGATGCTAAACCAGTCATTGATCCCTGTACTTTTGCTAACTGCGTCTGGAAGTGTTGGACATTTCCTCCGCTTTCAGCTAGTTTCTTACCCCAGTCGGCAGTTTGACCTGCAGATAACATACCAGACCCAATCATCGCCTTTTGCATGTCTACGGTGCCCATGAAACTATTTTTCATGGCATCAAAACCAGACTGGACTCCTAGTACATTACCAGTCATCTTGCCTAATCCTGCGCTAACCCCTTCTAGTACTGATCCAACTGCACTACCACCTTTTCCGGCACGTTCAAATCCTTTCACTACACTGTCAACAGCCCCGTTAACATCTTTGGCATTTGCTCCGGTTATGCTGGCGCCGCCACTACCCCCCGGACTGCTGCCGCCAGGAGTGTTCCGTAGAGCGGAGGCAAATGTACTTGCTTGACCAGTAAGCAAATCTTTCATTTGATCGTAGGTAATTGGGTTGGCACCTGACATAAATTAAATCCTGAAAAAGTACGTATATAAATAAGCGTATGTTATATTTATCCGGAGTTTAAAATGGCCCAAAATCCACTACAGCAATTCTTTCGTCAACCAAAAATTTATATTAAGTTTCCTTCTGAGGGTGCTTATACTAAACCAGGTGTACTACAAGGTAATACATCAAATGCACCCGTGTACGGCATGACTGGCATGGACGAAATTTTAATTAAAACACCCGATGCGTTAATCAGTGGTGAAAGCACAGTTAAGGTTATAGAAAGCTGTTGCCCTATTGTTAAAAACGCATGGGAAATAAACAATCTTGATGTTGAAGTATTGCTAACTGCAATTCGTATTGCAACCTACGGTGATGTTATTACAATTACACATGTATGCAATCATTGTAAAGAAGAAAGCGATTACGAATTAGGACTATCTAAACTAATTGAACATTTTGGTGATATCAAATACGACAATCAAGTTGTATTAAAAGATGTAGTAGTTAGATTGCAACCGTTAACGTATCGTCAAGTTACAGACTACGGGCTTAAGAATTTTCAATTACAACAAAAGTTAAAACAAATTGCGACGGTTGAAGACGATGAAGATCGACAAAAACAAATATCAGCAATATATGTTGAATTTGCTCTATTGCAAAATGAAATTTATAGTGCTAGTATTGAAGCAGTTGAAGCAAATGGACAAGTAGTTAGCGAAAAAGCATTTATTAACGAATGGTTAGTTAATACAGATAAAGTTTCTATCGACAAAGTCCGTGCTAAAGTCGATGAAAACAGAGATCGGTGGAAAAATCCACCGCAGACGGTTACTTGTCCTGAATGTAGTGGAGAAAACACAATATCTATTGAATTGGACCATTCAGATTTTTTCGCCAACGCCTAATTAGGTTATCGGTTGAAGATACGATAGAGTACTTGATTAGGCTTGACAAGCAGGTTAAACAATTCAAAGAAGAGCTGTTTAGAGTAAGTTGGTATATGAGGGGTGGTGTATCTGCTGTCGATCTCATGTACTTGTGGAGTTACGAAGATCGACAGTTGATGTATGCAACTATTGAAAGCAATATAGAGCTTGCTAAATCAACTGGCAAGCCGTTTATCTAATTACTTTGCCTTCTGTCTTTCTTTTTCCATATCCGCTAGCGTTCTTCCTGCTTGCGGTACGTTAGCAAATCGTGGATCAATTTTAAATTCAGCACGACCAGTAGGAGAAGTTACAATCTCAGGTCTTGCTGATATTGGTAGTTGTTTGTTAGCAGGCCCTTGACCAGCTGTTGGATTTGTTCCTTGGCTAGTTGAATCTTTAGCAGTTTGTCCTTGTGTGTCCGCGGCGGAGTCAGCATCTGCTTTTGCTGAATTATCTGGAGTTGCTGGGCTGTTATCTTTGATGCCAAATATTTTCTTAAACTTATCTACAACTGCAATACCTGCATCACCTAATGTTTGGTCAATCATACAAGCGCCAATGATTTCTGCAACAGTATTTTTACCAGATTCTGTATTTAAATAGGCCATTAATCCAACGGTAGCGGCGCTGTCTAAGTTGCTTAATAGTTTACCTAGGTTAGCAACTGGTGCATATGGTACTAGTCGCATACCTACAGTTAGTTGTGTCCAACCTGTGGCTAACTTTAGTGTACCAAATAAAACTGTTGAGGCTGCAATCTGCCCAACGAGTGTTGCCATACGCTGTTGACGGTACTGCTGATATTTCTCTGGGGTCCACTCGCCTTTTTCAACCATTGCAACAGCATCTTCCATGTCGTCCCAATAGTCATAGGCCATCTTACCTAGTCCTAAACCTTTTAACACTAATAGCAATCGACCAGTGGCCTTATTAAAGGTAGCAAATCCGTCCTTAGTTACTTTTCCACCTACATCTGCAATCTTTCCTTTAGGAATTTTACCACCTTTACTTGCTGTAGCTACGGCATCATCTGCACGACCACTAGCACGTTGAGCTAATTTTAAAATACCTTTACCAACAGGTTCTAGTACTTTACCACCCGTTCTTCCAATTATATTCATAGCAGCCGGGATAATTCCCCCAAACTCTTTTAATTCACGTTCTGTTAGTAGGTCGTTAATTCTCATTTGTATTTCCTCAGTAAGATATTTATCTACTACTTTAAGAAGAACTTGCGTTCTTCTGTTCTTCGCTAACGCTCGAACTTACTGTCTTTCTTTTAATTATATTATTAAACGCGAAGCGTTAAGATATTATCTAGATTGTTCAGTCACACTTAGCCCTTGCGGGCTAAAATTGAACATTATCTGAGTTGAGCAGTTCACTTAGTGTTTGCACTACAAGCATATTGCTAGCTTAGGCGGTCATCCGGTACCTAATCGTGCTGTCTTATATGACGGCGGGCCTCTACACATACACTAACACATGCAGAGCCGTGGGCTGTTAACCCTCTTTTAGCCTTGGAAATACACACTTACAAATCAAACCGGTTATAATTTAGGCATATCCGATCAACGTCCTGTAAAGGATAGTGATTTGCTACTCTACGCCAATTAGAGTTCCTTGCCGCCACACATCAGAGCGGATTTAGGGCACTATACTATCGCCGGTGCGGGCTTATTTGGCGTTATTTTGCCTGGTTTTCTTGGAGTCGTTTAATATGCGAACCGTGTACACGTACTTGAATATGACCGTTATAATATTCATTTGATTCTAATACTCTACGTGAAAATTGTTCGCGAGCCTCTATGTAACTACATTCTGCCTTGGATTTGCAGTAAAACAGTATTTCTCTTGTGAAGTTTTCTTTGCCTAGTGCGTCTATGTCTGTTTGAAGATTAGGACTGCTACCATAGTATTCCTGCCAGTCGCTGTCAATTTTACTTCTAATCTTCTTTTTTTTCTTAGTGCCGTTTTTAAGTTTTACAGTTTTATATGAGGTTTTAGAGAATTTAGCAAGTTTTTTGCCTATGTACATGCGCCCGTTAGTTATATTGGTGATGATATACACGAATCCTATACAGTCTTCGGGTAAAATTTCTACGGTTTGGGATTGATATAACCACGTCATGCAAGTTAGTTATCACTATCAGTTCCCTCCCGAGCTTCCTTTTGAGCCTTACGTTTTGCCTTTTGTTTTTCCCAGTCTACGTCTTTCCACTTGCGCCACTCTTGCACATGTATACGTCGAGCAGAGCATATCCTACGAATTTCACTCATCCAGAACCGAACGTCCATCCCTGCACGTTTGGTACCTTCTGCTAGCCAACGTTGATTTGCCTTAAAGTATTCCTTAAAAGCATCCATTAGTTGTGAGTGTAATTCCTCGTCCTGGTGCATTATCCTACCTTATAGTACGCAACGCCATCTGTTGCATGTATTTTAATTGATTCTCTATGTCTAGGGAGCTCACTCATTCCTATGTTCAGTGGTAACATTAGATCAGTTTTATCTAATGAAAAATAAACTTTCTTACAGCCAAACGCCTGTGTTGATTCATGTACTACACGATGATGCGGATGACCGTATTCACCTTCTTCATTGTGTGTTAATATTAAATCGTAGCCTATTGTTGCTCTACGCAGAGCCCTGATAGCATCAAACTTATCCCATGTGAGCAAACTATCCGTACCTAAATCCCTGCCGTGATCTTTGAATCCTAAAAACTCAGTATTAACACCACGCTGCCGCCAGTACCTAGCAATTTCACGACCACGCTTGTGCCAGCGCCAACAGGTTAGATACACAATGTTCCATTCGTATTCTGGATGTGCATCCATAAACGCACTGGCAAATATAACACAATCATCCGGATGAGCTACTAAGGCAATTGCTTTCACTCTGTGACCTCAAGATCAGTAGCGTATGATGTAAAGCCATTTTCTTTAATAACTCTAAGTACATTGTTAACACGACCAATTAGCTCGTCTTTGTGGCTGATTAAGAAAATATTTTTCTTACGTTCACGTCCCATCTTTTTAAGTACACTGAGCGCACTTTCAACACCGCTGGCATCTAATCCGTTATCAATAAGCTCGTCAACAAATAACAAGTTAATGCTTTGATATAGGCTTTCCCATACATCGCGGAATGCCCATGATAATCCAAGAATAAGTCTATTTCGTTCCCCTCGACTTAGATTATCAAAATCTAAATCTTGTCCTAGTTGGGTAATTTCAACAGTGAGATCGTTTTGGAATACAACAGTATGCGGTAGTCCCATGCGATCAAGATAATAGGTTAACCTATTATTAAGGTATGCTAGGTTTTGATCTATGATCTTCTTACGAATAAACGAGTCTTTTGAAGTTAGTAGCTTCAATAGAAACTCTTGGTGGTCTTTTAAGCTAGAAAGTTCATTAACACGATCCCATGTAATTTCTTGCATGGCGGTGTCTGTTAATTCATCGATCTGCTCTTGATACGGATCTGTTTCACCTGCTTTAATAGTCAGATTTGTTTCTAATGTTTTAAGATTATTTTGATGTTTAAGTGCTTGTTCAATAGTGTCATAATATGTTTCGGGCCGTCCACTAAGCTCACCGATAGCAATAATTTCTGTTGTAATTTTAGCTAGGTCAGCAACAACTTTATTGTGGTACTGTTGTGATTCTGCAAGATGCTTAGTAGCTTCGGCAGTCATTTCTTCATGTTTATGATCGTGAAGTTCTTGTTCACAAGCGTGACATTTTTTGTCCTGCAATTTAGCAAGCTCGCTAGAGTACTTTTTTACGCTTCGCTCCGCTTGTGCTGTCGCGCTATCTAACGTAGCTCTCTCCTTATTCAGGCTCTTTAGCTTGGCTGTCTTTTCATCAAACTCTTTAAGTTTAGCATGTTTAGCAAGCTCTGTATCAATGTCTACATTTTCTAATTCAATAATAGCACGACCAATTTTTTCAAGATCTTGATCGTGTTGATGGTTCCATGCATTTTGTCTTGTTAACAATGCATCAATACTTTGTTGTATTTTTTCATTAGCTTTTTTTGACGCTTCGATATTTGCACTTTCTTGTATAATACTATCTTTAGTTTGTCGGATTAGTTCTTTAAGTGTTTCTGCTTTCTCACTGAGCAAGGTAATACCTAACAACTGTTCAATGATAGCACGTTGGTCCGCAGCCTTCATAGACAAAAACGGCTCAGTATAAGTGTTAAGTGCAACCACGTGCTTGAACATGTCGTGACTCATACCTAGCAAGTCATCTAAGTCCTTTTGTGTCTCACGCATATCGCCCTGAGCATCGTCGGTTTCTTCTGTTTCTTGTTCCTGATCGTTTACATAAAACTTCATAAGAGTAGGCTTGCGCCCACGCTCAACACGATAGACAACGCCGTCTTTTTCAAAAGCTAGTGTAACCAACATATTTTTATTATTAATTTTGTTGATTAAATTATCTTTCTTAATATTAGTAAGTGCATTACCAAACAGGGCAAAACTTAATGCATTTACAATGGTTGTTTTTCCCGTGCCATTTCTACTTCCGCTATCATCTCCGCCTTGGTCTAAGTTTTCCCCTAGCACAAGTGTTAAGTTCTCTTTTGTAAAATCTACAGCTTGGGTTTGATTACCCACGCTCATAAAATTCTTAACAGTTAAATTTTTAATTTTAATCATAGGCTATTGTAAATTGCTAAAAGCGTATTCTTATCAAACTGGTCAGAGTCAATATTAATAAGCTGACTAGACACAATTTGATCTACTGATTCAAATGCTTGAATATCAATACTTGTATTGATTTCTGCATCTTTCTTTTCAGCAATCAATGTAAGTTCACGTATTTCATAATCTGAAATAAATTTTTCTTTAATAAAACTAGCTTCTTCATACGTGATATCAATATCTAGTGTAACACGTAAATGTTGTTTAGGTTTAATAATTGTACCGGCTTCGTCAATAAGCTGGCTTAGTTTAACTGTACGGAATGTAGGCTGTGCAGGCCAGCTATGATATTCTGGTTCACCACCCCATTCCATAGTCATCATACCGCGGTCATCATCCCATGCATCTGCATAATTGTGCGGAAACGCATTACCAATATAAATCATGTTACGTTGTTGTTGGCGTTTATGAAAATGTCCGCTAAATCCTAGCTCATAACCTTTAAAACTATCTAGTTGGATCTCTCCGTGATCTGGCATTTGTACCATTGCGTTCATAAAAAAGCTAGGCAATTCAAAGTGCCCAAATATATACTTGCCACCTTTCTTGCCTATTGATCGCCATTCGTCCCCAACGAGCCAAGGACATAGAGTAACGTCACCAATAGTAGTGGGCTCGTGTACCACAGTGACGCCAGGAATATACTTTCCGAATTCAACGCTGTGGATGTCCCGCTTATCTTTGTAGTAAAGATCATGATTACCAGGAAAGAAATAAAACTTATCGAAAGCCTGTCCCAGTTTTTCAAGGGCTCTAAGGCTATAGTCCATAGTAGTAATATTAAGACTGTTGCGATTGTGATGCCAGTCGCCCATAAAAATTCCAACATCGCATCCTTCCTCCTTGGCTTTTGCAATATACCAATCTACAAAATCTTCACAGTCTTGATTATGCACACTACTGTTAGATTTTAGTCCAAAATGAATGTCTGTAAAACAAGCAACTTTTTTAAACAGTTGGTGTGTCGGTGGTTGGTTCATTAGTGGTGTCCTCGTTATGACGTTTAAGTGCGGCCGCATGTTCTCCAGCGCCGGTACGTGAGTAAGATGGATTCATTCCATTCATTTCTAAGATATCATCACGGATGTTTTGATTGCGTTTCTCAATGTTAATAACACGAACAAAACTATTAGTAACTGCCGCGGTAAAATAAGCAAACGGATTGTCAGACTTTGATTCATCAAACTGTAATCCCACTTGTGTCAACTGTAAAATAGCTTGTCCACGCATTTCATCGTTATAGGTGTAACCTCGAACGTTGCCTCTAGTAGCATAGCGTTCACAAAGTTTAATCATCATGCGGGCTAGTGTGGGCGTAATTTGTCCAGCATCTTTGTCAAAATGACCTTTGTCCAAACTACCTTTCCAGTGACTTTTTCCAACACAAACCAGCTCGTCTTCATCGTTAAATTTCCAATGTTGAAATGGTGGAAAGTTAACTTTGTCACGATGGTCTGCTAAACTCTTTGGATTTTTCTTACGTGTGTTGTTAAGCGGAATATGGTCAAACGTCATGACCCTAAACACTAAATCTAGCTTCTGGATCTTTTTATAATCAACTTCGCAGTCGGCCTGTTTGACTTTTTCACCAGCCCGTTTGCGAGTTTGATATTCTAAATCGCCTATTCTTTTGGCTTGATTACGCTTGGCCTCTGCAACTGTGCGTATGTTTACTTTGTCTAAACTTGGTATAATCAAGTCGTATTGGTGATACTTTGGATCGGTAAAACTACAATAACTGCTTTTGGATCTATGTATTTCTAAAAGCATATCTTTGTTGTTTAAGTAATTGATTTTTGCTGTCATTAAAGAGTCCTCGTAAAGTAAATTATAAACTACGCACAGATTAAAGTCAAATAAATAGAGTATCAGGAGAACCAAATATTATGGGTCTATTCAATTCAGTACAAGGCTTAAACCAAGTCGTAGGCGGTGCGCAAACAGCATTTGGAGCTATCGAAGTAGCAACCAGTTTACCAAGCCAACTTGAAGGGCTTAATGCGTTTGGTAGCATTGACAATATACGCACTATTGGCTTGCCTACAGCAGGCGAAGCAGTTGGCGACATATATAGTGCGGTAGCAAGTTTTGGTGGTGGCGATGCCCCTAGCAATGATTGGCGTGTTCGATTAAGTTTGCCCAAATGGCCTAGCTTTAGAACAAGTCCGGTGTTATCTCCGTTAAAAGATGCGGGAGGTTTAATTTTTCCGTATACTCCAGTTATAACAATAAATCAGCAAACCACTTATACACCAATGGCACCAACCCATAACAACTATGCTTTCAACGCTTTTAAAAGTAGTGATCCGGGTACTATACAAATTGCGGCTCCTATGTATGTAGAAGATGCTGATCAAGCATTGTATTGGATCGCAATGCTACATTATTTAAGAAGTGTTTCCAAAATGTTCAGCGGAAATGATCCAAAAGCTGGCAATCCTCCGCCTGTTGTTAATTTAAATGGCTATGGAAATTTTGTATTTAAAAATGTACCGGTTGTTGTAACTGGGTTTAACATTACATTAGATAAGGATTGTGATTATATTGGATGCAATGTTGTAGGTAGTGCAATGGGAGCAGTATCAGGACTAGCCGATACACTTGGTGGACTTGCAGATAATTTTGGCTTAGAAGATATTAGTAGTGTATCAGGTACGCTGGGACAAATTGCAGGATTACTAGGCACGTTTGGCATTGGTGGCAGTACAAGCGGCGGAGTAACTCACGTCCCAACAAAAAGTACATTTACAGTAACCGTTAAACCAACATACAGCAGAACTAATGTTCGTAAATTTAGTCTAGATCAATTTGTAACCGGCGGCTACATGTCTGGTTCAACAGGATACATTTAATATGGCTCAATACAAAGACACAAGTCCGTGGTCTATAACTCCAATAACACGCAACTATCTTGATATTTTAAGCATTAGAACTGTTAGTGCAGAGTCGGATGATTTTTTATATACAATTCAGCCGCAATATAATTTGCGCCCAGATTTGTTAGCGTTTGACTTATATGGTGATCCTGCACTATGGTGGGTGTTTACTCAACGTAATATGGATATTATACAAGATCCAATTTTTGATTTCACAGCAGGCACTAAAATTTATATTCCAAAAAATAGTAGTCTTACAGAAATGTTAGGAATTTAATATGGCAAATACCGATATTAAAGAAACAAGTACGCCAGCCAGCGCCACTTCACAATCATCTAGTAATCCTATTGCAACTGCAAGTTCTGTAATAGGTTTAGGCGCCGGAGCGGCCTCGTTGTTAGGGTTTAGTGCTGATACTAAATTCAAAGCACCAATGGGAAATCCCTTGCACAAATATGCAAGTTATACTCAAGTTTTTACTTTGGCAATATTAACACCTGATTTAATAGCTAACCCTGAAAAATATATTCTTAAAAAAACACCATTGCCTATTATTTTAAGAACTGCTGGTGGTAACCCAACAAATAGAATTAAAACACCGTTTGGTAAATTTGATTTTTATATTAATGATTTAGAAATCAAAAGTGTTTACGGATTCACTCAAGGTTTAGGAAATACCAATGCTACCCTATTTGATTTTACAGTATCAGAACCTTTCAGTGCAGGTATGTTTCCTATATCATTAAACGTTGCCGCCCAAAGCATTGTAGCAGACGGCAAATACACTTACAATAGTTTCACGGACGCTACTTTTTTATTAAAAATTGAATTTATGGGAGTAGATCAAAACGGTAACATGATAAAAATACCAAACACTGATAAATTTTTACCTATAAAATTTAGACGGGTAGATATGAGTGTTACTGAAGCTGGCGCAACCTACAAATGCTCAGCGCATGCCGCAGGCGATACTCCTGCAATGAGATCAAATTCAAAAATTTTAACAGACATCACTGTTAAAGGAAGTAATGTTCAAGAAATATTACAACGTGGTCCAGAGAGTCTTCAAGCAATTATTAACAGTAGGCTAAGAGAAACTGCTAAAGCTTCGGATGTAAAAGGTAAAACTCCTACTGTAGCCGATGAAGTACTGATATTGTTTCCACCTGCCAACGACAAGGATGTGAAAACATCCGTGGCTGGAGAAAACGAAAACGACACAAAAAACTCAGCCGCGGCACCGCCAAAAAATGATAATAAATCAACAGTTGTTGCTAACTCTGAATTATTTGCAAAATTAAATGTGGCTCGCGGCGATGTAAAATTAAACGGCGAAACACTAATACAACAACAAGTTAACTCAATTGGCATAGCCAGTATGGGGTATAGTGCGGCCGCCAAGCAAGCTAAAACTGCGGCCGCAACTACAGCAAATGCAATTCCAGAAAAAGGTGAAAACGCAGGTAAAGTAGTTAAAGCTGAAGTCGCAAAGAAAAATGCAACAGTTACTGAATATACACTCCCGCAAGATACTACAATACAAAATGCTATCAATCAGATTATCATATCTAGTAACTACGGAGTTGATGAACTTAAACGCGAACCTGACAAAACAACCGGAATGAAAAATTGGTGGAGAATTGAAACTGAATACTACGAGTTATCTAAATCAGCTAATGAAACAACCGGTCAGTGCCCAAAGTTATTTGTTTATAGAGTTGTACCGTATCTGTACCATCATACTGCTATGCCGGTAACTGGCTCAGCAAGTACATCATACAGTGGATTATTAAAACAATGCATTAAAGTTTACAATTATATTTTTACAGGTAAGAATCAAGATATTTTAAAATTTAATTTAGACTTTGACTCTAAATTTATGGTGGCTATTACTAGTGATATGGGAACTATTGACGGGAAAGCAAAAGATACAAGAGGTGCTCCGGTCGTTAATAGCGGCGGTGGAGGCGGCCCAGCAAAGCCAACCGGTAAAGGCGGATTTAATTTTAGTTCAACTTATACAGCAACTCGTACTAGATATGATAGACAAGGTCGTGGCGGCGACGAAACTCCTGAAATTAGATCTGTACGTATGATGTACGATGCACTTACCTATGGATCGGATTTACAAAATCTTGAAATGGAAATAGTAGGAGATCCTTACTATCTAACAAGCAACGGTGTAGGAAACTATAGAGCCGCTCCTGATAAAAATTTAATGAATATTCTTTCGGACGGCAGTATAAATTATCAAAATGGAGAAGTTGATATTGCTGTTATTTTTAAGACACCGTTGGATATTAATTCGGCCACTGGATTATATACTATGACTGGAAAAGCTGTTGGAGAATTCAGCGGGCTATACAAATTAAAAACAGTAACACACCGATTTAAAGACGGCCAGTTTACACAAACTATTTCAGGATCTCGGAGATCGTTTACTAAAGATGACACGTCTAACATAACTCGTGATTTGACTCCAAAACCAGACAGTGGCGGCGACCGCGGAACAAGAGGAGGCGCATAATGTCATATCAAGATATGAGTAATCAACGGCCTGTTGCTAATATTGATACTAGCCAAAAAAATCCCGGTCCTTTTTTAGCAAGAGTAATTGACAATCGTGATCCTGACCAAGAAGGAGCAATTCGTGTTCAGATTATCCACGAAGGTTCAACTGGATCTAGAGCAACGGGAGAATTGATAACAGCTTATTATATGAGCCACTATTGGAGTGGAACGCCTCAACAATTTAACGGCCCAGCTGACACATTTCAAGATACGCAAAAAACTTGGGGCATGTGGATACCGACACCTGAAGTAGGGTCAATAGTTATAGTAATTTGTATAGAAGGCAACAGCGGAAATGCCTATTGGTTAGGCGGAGTAATTCATTCTCAGGTTGACAAATACAAAAATTTTGCAGTGCCCGACAGTGCGGCCACAACATATAATACTGAAGCCGAAGGAAAACGTTTACCAGTAGCAGAATTCAATGCTCTTACTCAAGAAAAAGGTCCTTTAGAAACTACACTTAAAAAACCAGTTAATCCTATTAGAGATGTTTTTAACACACAGGGATTATTAGAAGATGATGTTAGAGGTATTACATCAAGCAGTGCTCGAAGAGAATCTCCTAGCAAAGTATTTGGCTTCAACACACCTGGTCCAATTGATTATAAAAGCCCTAAGAAAGATGTAGGTACTCCAAATAATGCATCATTAGCATTTGTACATAAATTAGGCGGAAGCACGTTTGTCATGGATGACGGTGACGATGAATTTTTTAGAAAAACTCCAGCCAGTGATGGACCTCCGGAATATGCAGAAGGACTTCCTACAGGTGCCCAGCAAATTCCGCATAACGATTTAATACGTATCAGAACACGTACAGGCCATCAAATTCTGTTACACAACAGCGAAGATTTAATCTATATTGGTAATGCCAGAGGCACAACTTGGATTGAATTAACTAGCAACGGTAAGATTGACATATTTGCAGAAGATAGTATTAGCATACACACAAAAAATGATTTAAACATTCGTGCCGATAACGACATTAATCTAGAAGCAGGTAGAAATGTAAATTTAAAAGCTAATGGCAAGACTCATTTAGAATCTAAACTTGATTTAGAAATACTATCGTTGGGCGCAACTACACTATCGTCAACTAAAGCAATAGGTATGATATCAGCAGATAATCTTATTATAAATGCTAAAATGATTCATATGAATAGTCCAGGGCAAATAGTGATACCGCCTATACCATTAAAAACACACATGAATCTTACAGAAAAAGAAGGCACAACAATTGAATCTATTTTATTGCGTGTGCCCACACACGAACCATGGCCGTTACACGAGAATTTAAATCCTACTGATTTTATGCCTGCAAAAACTGATATTAAAACCGGATCAGCCGCGTCAGCCCCAAAATACTGGAAGTTATATTCTGCACCAAGAGACACCTTTAAACCAGGAAATTAATTATGGCATCAACATTATACGATAAAATTACATTACCAGCTGTGCCTGTAACGGTTACTCCAATACCGCAAGCGTACAAAGGGTTTAGCACAGTTAACCAGGCATCGCAAGGATATGCGCTATACGATTTAGAATTAATCAAACAAGATTTGCTTAATCAATTTCACACCCGCAAAGGTGAGCGTTTAATGAATCCTGCTTTTGGAACAGTCATCTGGGACAATTTATTTGAACCAATGACAGAAGACCTTAAACAGACTATCGTAGCCAACGTTAATGAAATTATTAATTATGATCCTCGTTTGGTTGCACAAAATGTAATAGTGACCACATACGAAAGCGGAATTCAGATCGAGTGTATCTTAAAATACCTGCCCTACAACATCCAACAGAGTATGCAATTACGCTTTGACCAGACAAACGGACTAATGTCTACATAATATACGTACATATTAAAAATCAATAAATATTGATAATAGGATAAAACATGAGCGCAACAGATAGACAAAATAGACTGCTAGTGGCCAAAGACTGGACTAAGGTATACCAGTCTTTCCGTAATGCAGATTTCCAAAGCTACGACTTTGAAAATATTCGTAGAAGCATGATTGACTATCTACGCCAGAATTTTCCAGAAGATTTTAACGATTACATTGAATCCAGCGAATACCTTGCCCTAATTGACCTTATTGCTTACCTGGCCCAAAGCATAGCTTTCCGTGTTGACTTAAATGCCCGTGAAAACTTCTTAGAGCTAGCAGATAGACGTGATAGCGTATTGCGTCTAGCACGTATGCTTAGTTACAATGCTAAACGTAACCAAGCTAGTAAAGGTGTTTTAAAATTTACTTCTGTGCAAACTACACAGAACGTATTAGATTCTAATGGTAGAAACTTGTCTAATCAAATTGTTGGTTGGAACGATAGTTCAAATAACAACTGGTACGATCAATTTATTTCTGTTTTGAACGCGGCCTTTCCTGCCAATCAGCAATTTGGAAACCCATCCGATAGCGCAACTATCTACAATGTTCCAACAGAACAATACAAATTTAATAGTTCTAACACCGCAGTTCCTGTTTATGGATTTACAAAAACAGTCAACGGTTCCAGAATGGAGTTTGAAGTTACTAGTACAACATTTAGCGGTCAGGACTATATCTACGAAGAAACGCCAAAACTTGGCAATCCAATGGCTTGCATTTATAAAAATGACGGTCAAGGATCTGCAAGTAATAACACAGGATTTTTCTTTTATTTTACTCAAGGTACGTTGAATAACGGAGCTTTTACAATTTCGCAACCTACTGCAAGTGAATCGATTGATTTAGACTCTACTAATATTAATGATACAGATGTTTGGTTATATAAAATTGATCAACAAGGAATTGAATCAGAACTATGGACTCCAGTACCTAATTTAACAGGCAACAACATTATCTATAATAGTCTTAATAAGTCTATTAAAAACATTTATAAAGTAATTACTCGTGCAGGCGATAGAATCAGCTTATCATTTAGTGACGGCACATTTGGAACTACCCCACTTGGTACATTTAGTGTTTACTATCGAACTAGTAACGGGTTGTCCTACACCATTAATCCTCAGGATGTAAGAGGAGTATCTCTTACAATTCCATATATTTCTTCGCTTGGCCAAGCAGAAGAATTAACCATTACACTGGGATTACAATCTAGTGTTGATAATAGTTCGGCAACAGAAAGCAACGATACTGTTAAAGATAATGCTCCTGCAACATACTATACACAAAATAGAATGATTACTGCGGAAGATTATAATATTAGTCCGCTATCAGTAAGTCAAGAGATTGCAAAAATTAAAGCAGTTAATCGCAGTGCTAGCGGTATAAGTCGTTATCTTGATTTAATTGATCCAACAGGAAAATATAGTAAAACAAACTTATTTGCAGACGACGGAGTATTGTATCAAGAAATTTATACCGTAAACACAACGTTTACGTATGCTAGTAGAACTGATATTCAAGGAATAATTATTAATAAAATCTTTGATATTTTAGCTGAGCCTGACTTACGAAATTTTTATTACTCAAAATTTACAAACATTAGTACAACATTGTTAGATATTTCTTGGTATAACGTTACTAATGATTTGTCATTTTCTAGCGGCTACCTTGGATCAACAATAGATAAAAAACCATATTTGCTATCAGCATATACAAATACTGCATTAAGATATGTATCAGTAGGATCATTAGTTAAATTTGAAGCACCGCTAGATGCTGACGGCAGTGAACAAGTATTTGATAGAAGTAACGGCAATGCATTAATTAAAAAAACAGCAATTGCAAAATCTAATACTAGTGATTATATTTGGGCTGAAATTGTAACATTAGCAGGTGACGGCACAGCGGCCGGCACTGGAGTATTATCAGACGGGTCAGGAACAGTATCACTAAACGATACAATTCCAACTGGTGCAATTGCAACACGAGTTGTTCCTGTGTGGAAAACAATCATTGGAAGCACTGTAATTACTACAATGACTGACCTTATTGCTAATAATACTCCGTTTGGTTTAAGATACGATATCAATACTCAGTCTTGGCAACTTATATTCCAATCTAATTTAGATTCATCAGGCCCGTTTAGCTTAGGTAAACAGGGCGATATAAGTAACTTGCAATTAGATGCAAGTTGGTTACTATTGTTTGTTACTGATACAATAACATATACTGTGTCCACGCGAAAATTACGTTACATTTTTGAAAGTGCGGCCCAACTTAGATTTTACTTTGATAACGATGAGCGTGTTTACGACAACGTTTCAGGCACATTATTGACTGATAGTATTAATGTATTAAGTGTCAATACACAACCAGGCCTTGCTATTCCGTTTACATTCGACCAAAAATTTAAAATTACCAATCAGTTTATTGGATTAGACGGATATGTTGATACTAAAAAAATTGTACTGACATTCAGCGATAAAGATAATACTGGAATAGTTCAAGACCCAGACACGTTTAATAATATTGTGGTACCCGCTACAACTTTTAGTTTATCAGCAAATTATATTGTTCTAGAAAAATATACAGTAGAAGCCGGCCAAGACGATTATCGATATGTTACTAATAATGATAGTAAAATGATTGTATTGCAAACACAACCTACAAATTTTGCTCAATATAATAACGGACAATATTTTTATTTTATAGATGTGGATACGGTTGCAGTATACAATTCAGCTACTTCAGAATTAACTCCAAGCCTAGACTATAAAGTATTTTTAGGCAGAGATAATCTTAAATTTCAATATACACACAATGCTAGTGATACACACCGCATAGACCCCGGCATCAGTAATATTATGGATGTTTATGTTCTTACTAATAGCTATGACTTATTATTTAGACAATGGTTGAACGATGTTATCACATACAAGCCATTGCCTCCAAGCAGTGATGAACTAAACAATACATTTGCTCCAAAATTAAATTTAATTAAAACTATCAGTGATGAAATCATCTATCATCCTGTAAAGTATAAAGTTTTATTTGGTGCTAAAGCTGAAAAGAATTTACAAGCACAATTTAAAGTAGTTGTTAATAAAACAGTAGTAGTGTCTGATAACGATATAAAAACACAAATTTTATCTGCAATTAATAATTTCTTTGCGTTAGGTAATTGGGACTTTGGAGATACTTTTTATTTTACAGAGATGGCAAGTTATGTCACATCTCAAGTAAGTCCCGCAATTGTTAACTTTGTTATAGTTCCAACCGCCAGCTCATTATCATTTGGTGGATTGTTTGAAATTACAGCGGGCCCTGATGAAATTTTTATTAGCGGAGCAACCATCATCAATATTGATATAGTAACATCTATGACTTCTTCAACTATTAATAGTTTAGGAACTATCACTTTAACATCAAATGCTATTGCAGTGCAAGCATTAACAAGCTCAGCTTACGGATCATCTAATGTCTGATAATAAAAACCCAACAGGTTCAAATAATTACTCAATGGTAGATTTGCTACCAAATTACTATCGCACCGATGCTAATAATAAATTTATCCAAGCAACTGTCGATCAGCTGTCACAAAAAGGCACTGCTAAAAAAATTACTGGCTATATTGGCCGTCAAAATGCAAAATCGGCTAATGGGTCTGATGTGTATATTACATCCCCAACTAGTATTCGTCAAACTTATCAGTTAGAGCCGTCTGTAGTTATTAACGACAGCACAGGAAATACTACCTTCTTTAAAGATTATCAGGATTATATTAATCAATTAAAAGTATTTGGAAGTAATGTTGCTAATCACGAAAATATTAATCGCCAGGAATTTTATTCTTGGGATCCCCACATTGAATGGGATAAATTTGTCAACTTTCAAAACTATTACTGGCTTCCTTACGGCCCAGATTTAATTACTATTACCGGTCAGAAATTAAATGTTACTAGTACATATACTGTATCTATATCGCAATCTGCTACGTTGCAGAAAGAATATTTGTTTACTCCAAACGGCTTAGATCGTAATCCTTCTTTAACACTATATCGCGGCCAAACTTATTATTTTGAAATTGATAGTCCTGGGGAACCGTTTAGTATTAAAACTGCTCGTACTCCAGGCACCTCAGACAGATATACTGATGGAAATTATGTAGATAAGTTTGCAGTTGAATCAGGAATACTTAAATTTACAGTTCCAATTGCTGGCCCAGATAATTTATATTACATAAGTGAACGCAATGCTGACTTAGGCGGCCTAATTAAATTTTTAGATATTACTGAAAATAGTTATATTAATGTTGAAACAGAGTTGTTAGGCAAAAAAACATATTCACTTTCTGACGGCACGCCTTTAAGTAACGGAATGAAAGTTGCGTTTAGCGGTAACGTAATTCCTGCACAATATAGTAAGGGAGAATATTATGTAGAAGGCGTTGGCACTGCAATTGCATTAGTACCAACTACAGTTCTTGAAATTGTCAGTACATATACTCAAGATAAAGCAGTTAATTTTGATTCAACACTGTTTGATCAATACCCGTTTGCGGCCGCAACTTCATTTGCTGGAATACCAGATTATATTACTATTAATAAAACTAGCAAGGATCAAAATCCGTGGAGTAGGTACAATCGTTGGTTTCATACGGATGTTATTACTGCCAGTGCTAAATTTAATAATAAACTAGCAGACTTTGATCAAGCTAGTCGAGCAGTCCGTCCAATTATTGAATTTGAAGCAAATTTAAAATTATTTAATTTTGGTACAGTTGCAATTGCCGACGTTGATTTAGTCGATGATTACACTACGGATGTGTTTAGTATCATTGAAGGTTCAGCTGGATATAGCGTTGACGGTATCCAATTAACACAAGGTATGCGTATTGCGTTTATAGCAGATCCAGATATCACTGTAAAGAATAAAATTTTTAAAGTTTCTTTTATCAACATTGCAAATTCAGGCATTGGTGTTCCGCAAATACGATTAATATTAGATGAAACACCTACTACTAATTCAAATATGTTAGTAAGACAAGGTGTTAAGTATCAGGGTTATAGTTTTTGGTTCAACGGCTCAAGTTGGATATACGGGCAACAAAAAACAATTGTTAATCAAGCACCGTTGTTTGATTTGTTTGACAAGTCGGGGTTAAGTTTTGCTGATTATAGCGGCTCAACGTTTAAAGGTACACAACTGTTTTCTTACAAAGTTGGAAATACAATTGCCGATACTGTTTTAGGATTTAGTTTAAGTTATCAAAATATTAATAATATTGGAGATATACTATTTTCTTTTAATTTATTAACTGATTTGTTTAATTACAAAGAAAACGAAATTTTAACTACAAAACTTGTTAACACAGGGTTCTTATCTAAGTTAACTTTTGTTAATTCTAGTGTATATGTTAATGGATGGCAAACTAGTCTTGTAACCCGTTACCAACCAGCTATTAGAATTTATAAAAATTCTGGACTAACCAACAATTTTGCATTGGATATCTATGATAATAAAACAGATTTATTAGATTTAGAAATCCGATTATATGTCAACGGCCGCCGACTTAATAAAGCAGAATGGAAATTATTAGATGCAGTAAATTATAAAAAAATTATATTATCTAAAGATATTTCTAAAACTGATGTATTGACAATTAAAGCGTTTGCTAAACAGCCAATTAATAATAACGGCTATTATGAAATTCCAATTAATCTACAAAATAATCCGTTAAACAACGATATAGGTAACTTTACCTTAGGCGAAGTAACTGACCATGTAAATTCTATTATTGATAATATTCAAGACAGGTATGTAGAAACATCACCGGGTGTAAACAATTTAAGCGATTTAGGAAATATTACTCCTTACGGTACAAAATTTGTACAGCATAGCGGCCCTGCAAGTTTAGCACTTTATCATATTACAAGTGAACAGAATAATGTTATTCGAGCTTTAGAAAAATCTCGAGACGATTACGGCAAATTTAAACGTAGTTTTTTACTTGCGGCTAAAAATCTAAAAACTGATACTGATGTTGTTAGCCAGGTTAATACAATACTTAAAACTTTATCTGCAAATAAAACACAAAAATCGTCGTATTATTTTAGCGATATGGTACCGTTCACAGGAAAAAAAGTGACGGAATATCTAGTTGTCGATACTAGTAATAAACTATATCCGTTATCAACAACGTTTGATAATACCATTATTTCAAACAAAGCAGTAAGTGTATACTTTAATGGAACTCAATTATTATACGGCATTAATTATTTTTTTACAGCAGACGGTTATGTAGAACTTAACAATACGGTATCAGTAGTCAACGGTGACAAAGTTGTAATCTTTGAATACGACAGTACGGATGGTTGTTTTATTCCTCCAACTCCTACTAAATTAGGCTTGTGGCCAAAATTTACTCCAAAGATATATGTGGATAATAGCTATCTAACACCCCAAACTATGATACAAGGGCACGATGGAAGTCAGGTATTGGCATACGGTGACTATCGAGATGCTATTATTTTAGAATTAGAAAAAAGAATTTATAATAACATACAAACCAAATACGATCCTACAATATTTGATATCTATAATATTATTCCGGGTTACCACAGAACAAGTAATTTTACATTAGATGAATTTAATAAATCTTTAGCCTCTGGATTTTATAAATGGGCTGGAATTACTGGAAGAGATTTTTCTAAACAAGTTGGGTTTAACAAAGCTAATACATTTACATTCAATTATAAAGGAAACACAGCCCCAGACGGAAGAAGCCTACCAGGCTATTGGAGAGGAGTTTATCGTTGGATGTATGACACCGATAAACCACATTTATTTCCGTGGGAAATGTTAGGTTTCAGTGAAGAACCAACTTGGTGGCAAGCAAAGTATGGCCCAGCACCTTATACTAGTAACAACCTTGTAATGTGGAAAGATTTAGCCGCAGGCGCAGTTAGCCAACCAGGCATGCCAGTTGTGTATCGACCACAATTTGTTAGACCAACATTATTAAATCATGTGCCGGTTGACGAAAGTGGAAATTTAATAAGCCCAGCACTTGCCAGATTGTCAAACGGAGTATTTAATGCCGATATTCAAAGTCATTATGTATTTGGAGATGTTGCACCTGTTGAATCAGCATGGCGTAGAAGCAGTTACTTTCCTTTTAGTACACTGATAGCTTCTATGATTTTACAACCTGCACAAACTTTAGCAACAGGTTTAGATATATCTCGTACTGTAAGAAATTTATGTGGACAGTTGGTATACAAAGATACTAATTTAAGAATACGACCGCAAGATATTGCTTTGCCTAGTATCTATTCTAGCACCTCTAGAGTTTATACTTCGGGTATTATCAATTATTTGATAGAATCTTTAATCTCAAACAATTATAACTATTACCAAGACTATCAATATAATTTAACTAATCTAAATATAAATCTATCTTATAGAATTAGTGGGTTTTCAAGTAAAGAAAACTTTAATTTAATCCTTGATAGTAAAAATCCTGCGGCCAGTGGCAATGTTTTTGTGCCGCCTGAGAATTATAAACTTGTATACAACAGTTCAAGCCCTATTGGTAAATTATCCTATAGCGGCATTATTGTTTCCAAAGTTGATACTGGTTACGAAATCAAAGGCTATAGTTCTTCGGAATCATTTTTTAATTACTATTCTTATAGACAAGAACTTGGCCCACAAATTAATGTAGGCGGAATCAGTTCAAGTTTTGTAACGTGGACTGCTGGCAAAACGTATGTGCTAGGACAAATTGTTTTATATAGTGGCAAATATTATCGAACACTATATGCTGTTACACAAGATACGTTTAATATTAATGCATTTGCAATATTACCGTCACTGCCAATAGCAGGCGGAGTAACTGCAATTTTTAGACAAGCATGGGATACAACTACAACTAATGTACTGCCTTATGGTTCTGTATTAGCAGACGTACAACAAGTAGTTGATTTTATATTAGGTTACGGCGCATATTTAAAAAATCAAGGTTTTGTATTTGATGATTTTAATAATGCCTTATCTCAAGTTAGTAACTGGGAAACAACAGCTAAAGAATTTATGTTCTGGACCACACAAAAATGGTCTGCCGGACAAAATCAATGGGAACAATGGATTCCTAATATTGCAATTGCCTATGGAGACATTGTAAAATATCAAGGAGAATTCTACAAAGCTATACAGAATGTTCCAGCACAACAAGTATTCCTTGAAGAGTTTTATTTCAAGTTGGATGGATTAAGCACTGTAGGAAGTCCAGTTATTAGTTTAAGTCCTGCCGCTAATAAATTGACATTTGTTTCGCCATTGTCAGTCGCAGAAGATATTAATAATCCTTTTAATGATTATGAAATATTTCAAGTAGATGGTACTAGCTTATTACCAATGGATATTAATTCGTCTAGACAAGGAAACCTTGTGACGTTTTCTCCGGCTAATAACGGCACCATCTATAATGCTAGTTTTTATCTAGTGCAAAAAGAACAAGTTTTAATTTTAGATAATGCAACGGTGTTTAATGATATTATCTACCATCCAGAAAGCGGATACAGACAAGAGCGTATTAAAGTTTCTGGATTTGTAAGTAGCCAGTGGTTTGGTGGATTTGAAGTTCCTGGATTTATCTTTGATAGAGCAGATATTGCTCCGTGGAAATCGTGGACTGATTATTCAGCAGGCGATATAGTATACTATCAAGGTTATTACTATAGTGCCAATGCTTTCTTAGCAGGATTTTCAGAGTTTGATCCTAACAACTGGTCTCAAATTAAGAAACCAGTCCCAACACTATTGCCTAATTGGTCATACAAAGCTGGACAATTTGAAGATTTTTACAATTTAACAGAAGATAATTTTGATGTTGGACAACAAAAAATTGCCCAACATTTAGTAGGTTATCAAAAACGTCAATATTTAAACAATATTATTCAAGATGATATTAGTGAGTTTCAATTTTATCAAGGAATGATTCGAGAAAAGGGTACACAAAACAGTCTTAATAAACTGTTTGATGTATTAAGTGCTGATAACAAAGAAAGCATAACATTCTTTGAAGAATGGGGCATTCGTGTAGGTCAGTACGGCGCAAGTCAGGCATACGAAGCAATTGAATTTTTAGTAACGCAACCAGATATAACTAAAAATTCACAAGGGTTCTACTTAACGTTATTACCAGAACGTTCTACAAATTTTAATTTAAATATTCCTGCTAACAAGGTGTATCTAAAACCGCAAGGGTATGATGCCAATCCGTTCCCAGTTAATAACAAGCAGAAATTTTTCTTAAGATCTAGCGGACATGTACAAGCTAGTACTGATACAGTACAAATTAAATCAATATCTGATTTATCAACACAAGATATTACAAAATTTAAAGATGGTACATATATCTGGGTAGCATTTGAAAAAACAAGTTGGAACATTTACAGATTTACATCTGTAAAATTAATGCCAGTTGATGCAGTTTATAACAATGATAAAACAATTACAATAAAAACGTCTAATTTTGTAGATCCTAGTATAGTTGGATATTATATTGGAATTCAGCAAGTATCGTTTGCAGGATTTTATAAAGTAGTTGCGGCTGAATTAACAACACTAACAATTGATGCATCTAATTTTTCGTCAAACAGCGACTGGCCAACCGCAGATAACATTAAATCTAATTTACAAATTTTTAACCTATATCCGGTAAGAACTAATTCAATTAACAATGCAAATAATATTATTAAGGCTTATACAGAATTAGGAGACAAAATTTGGGTCGACGATGACGGCACAGGTAAATGGGCAACCTTAAAACTAACCTCTGTATTTGCCCAATCAGAAATTAGAAAACCTTACACAGCTCCAGATACTGCCCATGGCCGTATAGTAACATTAAGTGCTAGCGGATTAATTGCGGCAGTAGCAACACAATCGGGCGAAGTAATTATCTACGAAAAGCAAGGTAACCGATGGATATTTAGACAAATAATTAATCGTCCGTTTATGTCGCAATATGAGTTTGGAGTAGATCCAAACCCAGCTATCACATTTGCCGAAACAATGGCAATGAGTTCAGACGGACAGTTTTTAGCAGTTGGCAGTCCCCAAGCAGGCAAACTGGCCACACGAGTATTACCTAATGGAAACATTGTCTGTGATAAATCTAGTTTAAACGCATCTACTACACTTACGGGCGCAGTTAGTTTATACCAAAAAGATGAATTTAATGAATTTATATTACTGTTTACTATTGCTAGTGGTGACAATATATCGGGACAACAATTTGGATCATCGTTAACATTTGGAACAAATACGTTGTTTGTTGGTTCAAAAGGCAATACTAATTACGGAACACAAGCAACAGTCTTTGAATTAAGATATATTGTTGGAATTGATAGTAATACAACTACAACTAATACAAACGCTGACGGCGAAACAGCCAATGCTATTGTAACAGTAACTTACGATGCTGGTAATGCGTTTTCAACTAGTAATAGTTCGGCAGATGTATCATTTGATGGCGGCTCAGCTCTTACAATTGAAAGTACAGCCGACAGATGGGTAATTGTACGCCCAGGTATAAGTATAACCAACGGATCTAGCATTGGCTTTGGATTATCTTTATCCGTATCAGCAGATAATTCTGTACTGGCAATTGGCGCACCTCTCGGAGGCTCTGTATACATTTATAGATTAAACACTAACAATGTTTATAGATTATCGCAAACAATTAACGGTCCGACCCAAATAGTAACTGACGCAACTACTGTTGACGGAGTTGTATCATTTAACGCATTAACTTTAAGTGGCGGATATGGATTTAAAACAGCCGTTAACGAATTTACAAATACACTACTGACAAATTTAAATACTGCCGGCGGCACTGGAACTGGATTAATTGTAGATGGAACGTTAGATTCAAACGGAGTAATTCAAAAAGTTAATATTAGAGAACCAGGAAAAAATTATCAAGTTGGTGATACTATCACAATAGTAAATCCTATTGGAAACGGTTCTGTATTAAGTTTAGCATGGTCAACAAAAACATACAACGAAGGAATTCAATATAAGACCGGCGATACTGTGACATTAGGCGGTGTTAACTACGTTGCTATAGCCAATACACCAACTATTGTTGGATCGTTAACATTAATACCAAAAAATCCAGCAACAGAGGCATCATTTTGGTCTGTAATTTCTTTTGCTAATGCACTAGTTGGAACTGACATCAGTGTAAGTACAACAACAGGTTCTGGATCAGGATTAAAAATTAAATTAGCAACTGCAACAACATCAGGAGCAGTAGCAGGTAATATTGTAATTCCAGTTACTACAACTGATAACTTTGCACCAGGGCAATCCGTATTTTCAGCAACCTCACCAACAGCATTTGCGGCCGGCACATACATTACACAAATTAATAATGCATCATTTGTATCAACATTATCCGATAATGTTTTAACTGTCACTAGTATTACTGCTGGTAATAATAATGTTGTTGCAAAAATATTTGGATCTATAATTGGTACTACTCTTACCGCTGAAGAAATTGCCGGCGGCAGAATATTACCGGGAATGGTATTAACAGGAACAGGAGTTCCAGAAAATATTTTTATTATCAGCGGATCTGGCAATACATGGACTATTAATAATCCTGCTTCTGTTTCTAAAGTACAAATTACAGCAACATTGTACGAAACAATTACTCCAGGAATGCAACTAATAAATCCTGCGCTTGATACTCCTGCAACGTTTACAGGAGCAATCTCTACCAAAGGAACAGCAACTTTAACTGGCGCAGTTACTACTGTGATTGGTGGAGTATCATCTTTATATAATGCTACAATTAGCGGTACTACACTAAAATTTGATACTGTTACCGGCGGTGACCCTGTTGTTCCAGGAATGACATTGACAGGGACAGGTGTTACTGCTGGAACAAAATTATTATATGGAAGCGGAACAACTTGGATAGTTAATACTAGTCAAACTGTTGCATCTCCGGTTACCATCACAGCCACATTAACTACAGCATCAATTGACGGTTACAACTTAACATTTTCAAAATTTACCGGCGCATCTTTGCAACCCGGTGCAATATTAACCGGCGGCAGTGTGGTTGCCGGTACAAAAATAGTAGGCGGCTCTGGAACTTCGTGGACTGTTGATATTAATCAAACAGCAACTTGTACTACTGCTACCCTTCCTTACGGATCGATTAATGGAAATACATTAACATTTACTGCTAAAACAGGCGCAGATATTGAAATTGGAATGGCAGTATCTGGGTTAACAACTGTGCCAGGCACATTTATAACAGGCGGTTCAGGCACTACTTGGACTGTTAATATTAATCAATCAACTATTTGTAGCCAAGTTACATTGCAAGCGTTCTTAATTGATGCACAAATTATCAACACCACACTAACTTTTACAAGTAGTACTGGAGCAGATTTAATAGCAGGAATGGTGTTAACTGGCACTAATGTGATATCAGGAACTTATGTTATTAGTGGCGCAGAGTCTGAGTGGATAGTAAGCACTTCACACGGCTCTAGCGTTGTTCCAACAACAATAACAGCAACACCAGTGTATCTTACTGTTAGCGGAACAATTACTGGATCGGTGTTACTAGGCCAACAACTAGGCGGATCAGGAGTAGCTAGCGGCACAACTATAGTTGCCTCAGGTACAGGCATTGGCAAAGCTGGAACTTACTTGGTTACACCAATACAAACTATTGGAGCTAATCCGTTTACCAGTCGTTACATTTATACAAGACCTACAATCATTCCAGGTATTACATTATCCGGAGCAACTATATCTGGTACAACATTAACATTTTCTAATAATACTGGTGGCGCCATACATGCTGGAATGTTAGTAACAGGAAGCAATGTGTTGCCAGGAACTGCTATTGTGTCTGGATCTTCAACTAGCTGGGTAGTGAGTATAAGTCAAACTGTTTCTGCTACTACTTTATTAGTTACTGGTACAGGAACTGGCGGCACTGGCACATACATTATAGATCAAGTATTGCCTGTTGGTATAAATGTAACAAGAGGGATTAGTCTAGTTCTTAATACTGGTTTAGCAAATACATTGTCCGGCGCTGGAGAAGTTACAAGCCTAACAATTTCTAATTACGGTACAGGATATGCTATAAACGATCTAGTACAATTTAACATATCTGGTGCTTCTAATTTAATTAGAACGCAAATTGCAGAAATTACTAGCAACGCTACAATTACTGTCGCTTCGATAAGCGATGGCAGTATTACTAAAGATGCTTCACAATTTGCTTCTAGTATAAAACTTAACACTACCGGAGAATACTTGGCAATTGGATCCCCACTATATTCTGGAATGACTGGGTTTGACGGCCAAGTATTAGTTTACAGTAATAACACAAGTACTCAGAATACTTACAGCCTTTTCCAAGAAATTACAAATCCACATTCTGCTTCTGGAGATTTATTTGGCAAAGCAGTTGACTTTTCAACTGACGACAAAACTTTACTAGTTTACAGTCCCGGAGCCGACTCATTTATATTAACTACATTCGATGCAGATAATTTACAAACTAGTTTTGATGCTAATTCTTTACAATTTAAAGAATTGACTTTAAATTCAGGCAAAATTGATGTATATACTCGTTATCTAACTAATTGGATTCTTGGAGAATCATTGTACAATGCAAATACAACTACAGACGGCTTTGGACAAAGTTTTGCAATTGCCAACGATACTATACTAGTAGGCGCTCCCCATGAATTTGATGTGTTAAATGATGAGCAAAATAGTATTCCTATCAAACAACTTAACTCTGGTAAAGTGTATTCGTATGAGCGCAATGCTAATAGTTTAAACTGGAATCCTATACACGAGCAAGCAGATTTAATTGACTTAACTAAAATTAAACAAGTATTCTTGTATAACAAATCTACTAGCAAACTTATAAAATATCTAGATGTAATAGATCCTAATTTTGGAAAAATTGCAGGATCTGCCGAACAAGAAATTAGCTATAAAACATTTTATGATCCTGCAATTTACACTGTAGGAAATAGTGCAGTTAATACTGATGCTGGTTCCGCATGGACAACATCAAATGTGAGTAAATTGTGGTGGGATTTGCGAACTGCAAAATTTGTAGATAGTCATGCAACAGATATTGTTTACCGAAATAGTACACTAAACATGCTAGCTACTGGCGCTAGCATTGACATTTACGAATGGGTTGAAACTAAATTGACTCCAACAGAGTGGAAATCACAAGCAGACACTTCAACCGGATTAACTAAAGGCATCAGCGGCCAACCGTTGTACACAGATGCATATAGCATTAAACAGCATTATAATACTTTTACAAAAGTATACGAAAACACTTATTATTTCTGGGTCAAAAATAAAGTACTAGTGCCTGAAGTAGAAAACAGATCAACATCTGCGTATTCAGTATCTAGATTAATTGGAAATCCTAGAGGAGAGAATTATTCTTATGCAAGTATAACCGGAAAAAATTCTTTTAATCTAGTAAACTGTCAAAATTTGTTAGCAGGCGACGATGTTGTATTGGGTATTGAATATTGGGTAGTGGATAATACAACGCAAAATACACATGCACAGTGGAAATTAATTGATAATAATCCTAGTACTAATTTACCATCCGCTATTGAAAATAAATGGTTTGATAGTTTGTGCGGAAAGGACCAAGCCGATAGACCAGTTCCAGATTTAGGATTACCTGCTAAATTACGATTTGGTATTGAAAGTCGTCCTCGACAAAGTATGTTTGTTAATAATTATGAAGCTTTAAAACAATTTGTAGAGCGTACTAATAGAATATTAATTAACAATCAAATTGTTGAACAAAAAAATATATCATTACTTGATAGTTACGATGTTGCTCCGTATGCATTTACTGGAGAATATGATACCATTGTTGATACAGACGCCGAGCTAAGAGTTATTGCAGTTTCTACAGCTAAGCCGGCATTTGTTTCTCCTATAATTACTAATGGTTCAATTACTGGAATTACAATTATCTCTGCAGGTTCAGGCTACATTAATACTCCTGCAATATCTGTATTTGGAAAAGGATCTGGAGCAAAACTAAAAGCAATTATTGATATTGCAGGACGAATTGTTGGCGTAACTATTTTAGACAGCGGCAAAGGATATACTTCAACAACAACATTAACAGTAAGACCGTTCTCCGCGCTAGTTAAATCAGACTCTGTAGCCCATGGCAAATGGAGCATCTACGCATATACGATTAATAATATTACTAATATTAAATCGTGGACAAGAATACGTACTCAATCTTACGATGTACGTACTTATTGGAACTATGTAGATTGGTATGCTACAGGCTTTAATCAATTTACTGTAGTTGATAATGCAATAGATACATTTGCAGAAATAGGAACAATTACCCCAGTAGTTGGGCAAACTTTAAAGATTCGAGTTGCTGGATCTAAAGGTTGGCAATTGCTATTCTGCTATTCATCTACAGTAACGTTAGACTGGACTCAACAATATAATGTTGTCGGTATTGAAAACGGAACTATACAGTTAAGTCAAACACTTTATAATTTTAGCAATAATAATATTGGCTTTGATAGTTCAACATTTGACGGAATTGGATACGATAATACCGCCAGTAAAGAATTACGAATTATTCTTAATTGTTTAAAATCTGAAATTTTAACAGACACCTTAAAACAAGATTATCTAGATTTATTTTTTGCTAGTATTAGGTATGCACATTCTGAACAGACATACATTGATTGGGCATTTAAAACTAGTTTTGTAAAAGCTCAACATAATGTTGGCAGTCTAAAACAAACAGTTACATACACAAATGATAATCTTTCTAACTTTGAAGATTATATTAAAGAAGTTGTCCCTTACAGAACAACAGTACGAGAATATGTAAGTAACTATATATCTACTGATAGCAGTTCGTCTGTAATTACAGATTTTGATTTGCCAGCAATTTTTAATAATTCTGGCAACACTGTTATTAAAACAGAAGTACAACAAGGTAAAGTAGTTTCAAATAATGAACTAATACAATCTTATCCATGGAAACATTGGTTAGAAAATTTAGGATTTCAGTTAACTTCTATAGTTATTACATCATCAGGTTTGGGATATGTGTCAGAACCTAAAGTAAAAATTATTAGCGATAGTGGCACCGGAGCAGTGGCCCGTGCCTATGTTGCTAATGGTAAAGTAACTAGAGTTGATTTATTAAATTCTGGAAGCGGTTACCTTACTGCACCTACTATCGTTATTGACGGCGGCTCAAGTGCCACAGGAACAACAGCTAAAGCAATTGCTATTATTGGCAAATCTTTAGTTAGGTCTAGTCTTATTAAGATGAAATTTGATAGAATTAATAGCAAATATTATATAATTCAATTAAATGAAGAACAGACATTTCCAGGCGGCCCAAATAATTATCAACTAAGATGGGCTCCAGATATTAAAATTAATGCTAGTACTGTAAAAGTAAACGGCATTACAGTCTTGCGCGACACTTATGTATTATCAGTAGTTAAATCAACTAGCAAAGGTTATACAACATATTCAGGCTTGCTTAAATTTGCATCGGGCCTAGCCCCCGCAGTTGGCACAGTAGTTACTATTAACTACTTAAAAGATATTGATTTATTAAACGCAACGGATCGTATCCAATATTTTTATGATCCAGTAAGCGGACAATTAGGCAAAGATTTAAATCAGTTAATGACTGGAGTTGACTATGGCGGCGTCATAGTAACTGGCACAGATTATAATACTGCAAGCGGCTGGCAAAGTGTTGGCTTCATGCAAGATTTGTGGGATTCATACGAAAATACATACAACGATTATATTGTAAGCATTAACGCTACTTCTGCCGCACTGCGCACTTTTGAATTACCGTACATGCCAGCAGTATTTGAAAATATTAATATATATTATCAATCTACAGTTAAGAATGTGTATACATCAAACGGTTCTAGCTTAATATACACATTTGATTTAAATTATAATTATATTAATTCAATTAACGTGACTATTGATAAAGCTGTAGCGGGCATTTCTAAAACTGTTACAGATACTTCAACAGAAACAACTAGTGTTATTCAAACACTTAATGGTTTCAATACATTAACAGTTGCGAGTGTTGCTAATCTTTCAGTAGGTAAATCAATTAAATTTTTATCTGGAACAGCAAACACTGGACTTATTGCAAATCAAACATATTATGTAAAAACAATTATTCCTGTTTCAAATTCATTTACAGTGTCGGATAGTCTTGGCGGCCCAGTAGTTACAGTTAATAATATGCCTACTGCCGCAAATCCAGTGTTGAATATGGTAATGCAATATGGCACATCTACAAACTACTTAACATCTACTACTTCTGGCCTGTATGCTGGAATGGCATTCCAATTTAGCGGTAATGCGTTGTTAGGCGGAGTGATTACCAATAAAACATATTACGTTAGTCAAATAGTTGATGCTACTCATTTTACTATAAGCGCAACTTCTGGCGGCCCTGTATTAGCATTGACATCTGCAATAGGCACAATGACATTGCGACAAGTAGCGGCTTCACCTGAATCTACGCTGTTATTAACCAACATACTAGGATTAAAAGTTGGCGATGTAGCAACAACAACAGTTGATGGTGCAATTGCAGACGGTACTCGTATTGTTAAAATTAATTCTAACTCTGTATTATTATCTAATATATTGTACGGAGACATACTAGCCAATACACCTATTACTTTTGTTAGAACATTAACTGCGCCTGTTAATTTTAGATATATTACTAATAATTCATTGCAGTTGGCAGAAGCACCGGTTGCAGGAAGTATACTTACAATTTCTGGTGCAGAGGCTCCTGTTAGAATTGATGATCCAAATTTTAATAAGCAATGGATTATTACGGCTACTGAAGCAACAACAAATATTATAACAACTGTAACTCCTATTACATTTGAAATTGGTGATTCGATTTCATTTACTGGAACAACTATTGGCAACATTAATCCTAATACTCCCTATTATGTACAGGATATAATAGACAATAGACATTTTAAAATAACTGCAACTACAGGAGTGCCTGGCCCAAATCCAAACGGAGTAGAGTTTAAATTAAAATCAGCAACAGGTTCTTTTGTGGCAAAAAGCACAGGCAACGCTACCGCAGTTATGTCTACTTATATTGCAGACGGTTTACAACCTATTATTACAATTCCAAATACGTATCCTTTAACAGTTGGTGATTTAATAATTTTCCGTAAGAGCACAAGCGACGGATCGGTAGCAGTTAATTCAAACGATTTAGATACTGTGCTAGATGGCGGCACTTTAGTTTATAATACCGCTACTGGAATAGCGCCAGATGATATTATTGTAGACGGCGACGGATTTGTAACCGTAACAACAGGTAGTGGTCCTGAAGAACTAGTACAAGGACAAGTGGTAGATTCAGTAGCAATTAAAGTGTTTGACAGACCAAGCGATGGATCTGCAACATTAAAAGTATTGAGTTATATTGCAGATGGTACAAATAAGAAATTTGATTTAGAACAATTTCCAAATAGTTCAAGTGCTGTGTATGTTAAAGTAAATTCTAATATTTTAACAACCGGAACAGATTATACTTTAGATTATTCAAATAAAAAAATAGTATTAAAACTAGCGCCGCCTGCCGGCAGTACAGTTACCTTACATAGTTTTGGATTTAATGGTACAAACATCTTAGACGTTGATTATTTTATAACAGACGGAAAGACTAAAGAATTTATTACAAAAGCACCTTATTTAGATACACCATTTACATATATAGTGTACCTAGATGGAGTTGCAATACAACCAACTTTGTTCAAAACAGACTTGTCATATGATAGTCCAAACAGAATTGGTTTTAGATTTAGTATTGCCCCAACTAAATTACAAGTATTGAATTATTTGATTATCTCCGGAACCCAACAAACATTCTCAATTTTTAAGAATGAAAAAATAGCAACTAACGGTAGTTCAACTTATACATTAACAAACACTATTGGATCTAGTTTACCTTTAGAAAGTAGTATCCTTGTTCGTGCTAATCAGAATTTGTTAAACGGGCCTAACAATAATTACTTTACAATTTCAAGTAATCAGTATAATTATTCACTTGATATATTGTCAACTCAGCCATACAGTATTAACACAGACGATCTTACTGTGTATGCTGATGGAAATTTATTAAACATTTCTACAGATTACACTGTTGACACATCTGGTGTTACTATATCAATTAATAAGAAAGTTTACAGTACTTACAAAGGTAAAAAGTTAATAATCAATGTTAAATCAGCACAGGACTATTATATTGTAGGTAACACAATATCATTTAATCAAGCATACACTAATGCAGATTATGTGGAAGTTGTATCAGCTTACAAACATGATATTTTGCAAATACAAAGATCTCGAGTTAAAGCAACTAATAACTTGCAATTTTCTTCAGCATCGGCAAATTATTATAGATACGTTTCTGTACTTGGCGGTAAAATTGAATTGTCCTCAACTATATCAACCGAAGCGCAGTTGTGGGTTACAAAAAATAAAACATTATTGATTAACGGAGTTGATTATAAAATTAATCCAGACTTAGCAAGTATTAGTTTAGATGCTCCAGTAATCGTGGGCGATGAATTTGAATGCATTATATTTGCGGGCAGTCCAGTTAAACAAGGACTAAGCTATATGCAGTTTAAAGATATTTTGAATAGAACTGTTTATAAGAGATTAAACTTATACAAACAAAATACTCTAGCACAAGATTTATATTATTACGACAGTGTCATATATGTTAAAGATGCAGGTAATTTTGACAAACCAAATCCGGCACTTAACAAGCCTGGCATTGTTGAAATTAACGGTGAGCGTATTGAATACTTTACAATTAAAAACAATACTACACTTGGACAGTTACGCCGCGGAACATTGGGTACTGGTATTCCTACAGTACATGGTGCCGGCTCACGTGTACAAGATATTGGGCCGGGAGAAACTATTCCGTATAACGATACATTTAAAACAGAAAATACAATTGTAGACGAAGTTAATGTTAATAAAATTATTCCTTTAAGTTTTACCCCAACTAAGAATGATGCATGGACCGCAAGCCCATCAGAATTTGGGTTATTTGATAATGCAATAATTCAAAAGTATATTAGTAAAACTGGCGCCGGCCCTTACTTGATTGAATTTGCAGTTCCGCAACAACAGTATGCTCCAGCAGTTGGTAAATCGATATTGATAACAAATAATAGCAATACTAAGTATAACGGTTATTATAAAGTATCTAGTTCAGATATTTCTAATACTGTAACAGTATATCCAACAATAATTAGTTCAATCTCTACTATTGGTACTTCAATTAGTGTAACTTTTACAATCCCATTGCAAGATGTTGCACCGTTAACTCAACGTTATTATATTATCAACGGAGCTATGCCAGTAGAATATAATAATGCATGGATTTGTAGTGCAAGTTCTACTACAAGTATAACTCTAACTATTACAAATAATTACGGAGTCTTTAAAACTCTACCAACATCTATAGTTTCAGCCCATACAATTACCATGGCATATCCTACAGATCCTGGAATATATGGAACAAAGCAGATAACTACTATATCTGCTCCAAGATACGGCCAAGCAAATGAAATGGAAGTGTTTGTCGGTGGGTATGACGATTCAACAATTTGGACTGCAAATACAATATTTGTTGCAGAACAAATTATAACAGTTAATAGCTATGTATATAAAATTAAAACTACTCATAGAAGTGGGGCAACATTTAATAGTCCTGTAACTACGTTGGATGAAACTAATGCGATAATTGCATCTAATGTACTAGCAACTAGTGTACGAACATTATTTGTTGGTAATATAAGATTAAAGAAAAAACCTTACAGTGTGCATACTATAGAAAATGCTCCTAATAGCCCAGAAGGTGATATAACATTTGGTGCAGACTTTGCAGTAGACGGAATTAATTCTGAATTAATATTAAGAAATAAACTTAGTCCTGGTACAGTAGTAACAGTTACTAGAAAACTTGGACAATCGTGGACTGAAACTGGAGTTTCATTACAAGATAGTCAAACTAAAATTGCTAAGTTTATTACAGCAGTACCGGGAGTGTGGTTGTCAAGTAATAAGACTACAAGTACACAAACTACGACAGCTACAACAACAACATTTGACAATGTTTCTGGAACATTCGACGATGATAACAATACATTCGATCAAGGAATCTAAAAAATGGCACAACAAATTATTAACATCGGGTCAACGGTTAATGACGGCACCGGCGATACACTACGTACTGGCGCCCAAAAAATAAATGCAAACTTTGCAGAATTATATTTGACAACGCTTCCGTCACAAACAGGCAACAGCGGAAAGTTCTTAACAACAGATGGCACTGGCACACAGTGGCAGTTAATTACAGACACGATAACTGCGGCCGCTAGTCAACTAACAGGAACAACCTTAGCAGACAGCGTAATCAACAGTAAATTAACTAGTGTTGGTACTTTAACAACTTTAACTGTTACTAATCCAATAGTTGGAAGTATTACTGGAAATGCCGCTACTGTAACAAGCGGTCTTTATTCTACCACAGTGTATCAAGATCCTGCATGGATAGGAAGTCTAGCTGGATCAAAAATTAACGGAGATATTTTAGGTAATTCTGGCACAGTTACTAACGGTGTTTACACAAATCAAATTTATCCTAATCCAATATGGATATCATCGTTGTCCGCTGACAAAGTATTACCAACACCGGTAGGACAAAGCGGAAAGTTTTTAACAACTAACGGCGCGGCAGGCGGGTTTTCTTGGGGAACAATTACAAATTTACCAGGCGGAGCCCCAAACAAAATTTTATATCAGTCTGCAATTGGTGTTACTAGTTTTGTTACAGCACCGACAAGCTCTGGCACATTTTTAAAATGGAACGGAACTGGCTTTGAATGGACTGCGGCAGGCTCAGGCATAGGAACTGTTACACGAGTAGTTGCCGAAGGTTCAGTTCAAGGTCTTACATTGACAGGTGGTGTTGCTCAAGATGCATCAACTGGAACAATTACCTTGGGCGGTTCAATAACATTGAACAGTTCAAACATTACAACTGCATTAGGATTTAATCCAGTTCAGCTTGGATCATTCAGTGTTGTTACAAATAGTCCAAGTGGAACTGGTACACTAGCGTTTAATACATCCAACGGTGTGTTTACATTTACTCCACCTGCGCCTCCAGTAGGTACAGTTAGTAGTGTAAGTTTTACAGCGGCCAATGGATTCACTGGCTCTGTAGCAACAGCAACAAGTACTCCAGCAATATCAGTTGGTACTAGCATTACAGGATTGCTAAAAGGTAACGGTACAAGTATATCGGCGGCTGTGGCAGGTACTGATTATTTCTTACCATTTAGTAGCCAATCTGCTAATACAGTATATGCGGCACCTAACGCGGCGTCCGGAACTCCAAATTTCCGTGCCTTAGTAGCTGGCGATATTCCACTATTAAATCAAAATACTACAGGTTCGGCGGCTAGACTAGCAGTTGCAAGAAATATCAACGGAAATCCGTTTGATGGATCTGCAGATATTTCAGTAACTGTACCAGCATCATCGGGCATTACAGGACTTGCTGGAGGTATAGCTAGTTTCTTAACATCTGCTACAAGCGCAAGTTTATCAACAGCATTAACTGACGAAACTGGAAGTGGAGTTGTTGTGTTTAATAATACTCCAGCTATTACTAGCCCGGACATTACTACTAGTATTACCACACCAACTACTGGAACATTTAATCTAATTAATGCTAATGCTACATCAGTTAACTTTGCTGGCGCGGCAACTGCTATTGCAATTGGAGCAAGTTCAAGTACATTAACATTTAATGGCACTACATTAACTGCGGCCAATCTTGCAACTATCACAATGAATGGCGCCAATCCAACCATACAAAGTACAGCTACTGGTACATTAACATTGTTTAACTCTGGAGTTACAACTATAAATTTAGGAGGCGCGGCCACCACTGTATCAGAATATGGCCCAGTTACAGCTTATAGTTTAGGTAATACTGCAACTGCCGCTCAGAATGTAAACATGTTTACAGCCAGCACGGGCGCAAGTACGTATAATTTTGCCACAGGTGCCACAGGTGCAGTAACAAAAGCAATTAATATTGGTACGAATGGTGGTGCAAGTTCCACAACTAATATTGCTATTGGTAGCACATTGGGTACAAGTACAGTGACAATTAATGGCACCGCAACTATTACCTCAAATGTATCAGCTGGCGGAAATATTACGGTTACCGGCACTTCTTCTGTAATTGGTTATGCTACTGGTTCAGGCGGCACAGTAACACAGGGTACTAACAGAAGTACAGGTGTTTCAATTGATAAAGCTTCTGGTGCCATTACATTATTCAGCACTACAACTAGTGCAGGACAAGTTACTTCTTTTACTGTAACAAACAACAGAGTAGCGGCCACAGATACTGTAATTTTAGCCCAAAAAACAGGAACAGGCGTGTATTTCTTAGGAGTTACAAATATCACAACTAACTCTTTTGTAATCAGCGTGTTTACACCAGCCGCTGTGGGTTCTGCTGAAGCACCAATAATTAACTTTACAGTGATTAAAGGCGTAACTGCTTAATAAAAATAGCATATTATGGTATAAGATAAATATTGAATAAAGAGAGATTACTATGCAAGGTAAAGATTTAACCGGAATTCACATAGAAGGGCACATTAAGATCTTCAACCCAGAGTCGGGAGAAGTATTCATTAATAAGCGCAACGCTATTCACTATGAAAATATGAGTATTGCGCTAGCTCAAACTATGGCTAATAGTTCAAAAGGCGGCACAGTTTATCAAATGGCATTTGGCAATGGCGGAACAGCCATAGATCCAACAGGAATTATTACTTACCTAACCCCAAACAGTTCAGGAAGTAACGCTAGTTTATACAATCAAACTTTTGCAAAAGTAGTTGACGGGCAAAGTAGTAATAATACTGACCCTACTAGAAATTATCTTGAAACTCGTCACGTAACTGGAACAAATTATACAGATTTATTTGTAACTTGTTTATTAGATTACGGCGAGCCTTCGGCACAGCAAGCATTTGACAATGCAACCAACACAAATGATTCATTTGTATTTGATGAACTTGGACTAGTAAGTTATAACCCTAGTGGTACGGGCTTGTTATTGACACATGTTATTTTTAACCCTGTACAAAAGTCATTGAATCGTTTGATCCAAATAGATTATACAGTACGTATCCAGAGCTTAACTGGTTTGGCAGGAGCATAATATATGTCATATCAAGTTACATTTACAGAATCAAATAATCCGTTAAAGCCACCAATTACTGTTGAAGATTCAACAGTAAATACTCAAACTAGTATTACTTTTATTGGTAAAAATTATTCAGGTTATGGTCCGTTACTTGCAAAAAACTTTTTGCATTTATTAGAAAACTTTTCCGGACCGTCAAAACCGTCTAACCCAGTACAAGGACAACTATGGTTTGATAATAATTCAGATGTAAGTCAACTTAAAGTTAACATTGACGGCACTGCCAATGGCTGGGTAAGTGCTGGCGGTATCAAAAAATCTCCAAGTGCTCCAGTAATCAGTTCCAGTATCCAGGGCGACTTATGGGTTGATACAGTTAATCAACAGTTAAGTTTATTCACTGGTAGTAACTGGTTACTAGTTGGCCCAACATTCAGTCAAGGTTCGCAAACTGGCCCAAAATTAGAACAGATAGTTGATATTTTAAATATCACACATACTGTTCAAAGTATATATGTAGAAAATAATCGTGTAATGATTATTAGTAATACTACGTTTACACCAAAATCAAAACAAAGCGGTTACGATAAAATTAATAAAGGTTTAAATCTTTATTCTCTGTCCACCGGCAACGAACTATTTAAATTTAGTGGCATTGCAACCCAAGCAGATAGTTTATCAGACCCGTTTAGTGGCGTATCAATCCCAACTGCATCATTTTTACGTTCAGATCAACCAAGTACATCTAACTATAGTTTAAACATCAGAAATAGTGGAGGTATTACAGTTGGTAGCGATACTGGAGCAATTACACTATTCACAGAAAACGCAACCAATGCGGCAACGTTTTATGCAAAAAGTGGAAATAGTATTGATTTTAGATTAAATGTAAATGGCGCGGCTAAAACAGTTTTACATTTAGATCCTAACGCTTTTGTAGGTATTAATAAAACTAATCCAACAGTAGCATTAGATGTAAATGGTAATATTGCCGCAAATAAAATTTCATTGACTAATACCGATTCGGATAGTGTTACACTTGCTGGCGGAATAATTGTTAATGGCGATTCACAACTAACAAAATTACAAGTAAACAATAGATTACTTGTTGGCGGCGACATTCAACCGTTGTCTAACAATACTTACACAATTGGCTCAGATCCTACAATAACCGGCGGCGCACAATTTTCAAGTATATATGCGGCTAATTTTTACGGAAATTTTAACGGTACATTTAGTGCAGGAACATTAATTAACGGTAGTATTAACGGTAGTGCAACTAAATTAACAAGCCCAACTGTTTTTAATATCACAGGCGATGTTGTAAATTCATTAACAGATAATACAGCCTTTGACGGTACAAATCAAACAATAACATTTAATACAGTATTATCTAGCTTGGCAATTACTAGACAACCAGAAATAACAATTGCACCTGATCTAGCATCCGTGTTACTTTATAGTCCAGCAACATCGGGCACTCCTGGTTTAAGGAAAATTTCAGTTGAGAATTTAACAAAGAGTTTTCCTACAGTGCCAATTGGCGCAATTTTTCCTTTTGCCGGCATGACAAATAAAATTCCAAACGGATATTTATTATGTGATGGCGCCGAAGTTAGACAGTCAATATACAGTACATTATTTGCAACACTTGGGTATAGTTATAAAGCATCAACCCAATTAGAAGGCGCAGGAACATTCTGTTTACCGGATTTACGAGGTAGAATGCCAATTGGTCGTGATAACATGAATAACGGTATTCAAGTTGCTAATCCGGCCGGAACTCCTATTTCCACTATTAGTGCTACAGCAGGCCGAGTAACAAATGCATTTGCCCAGAACGTAGGTGGATCTGCAGGATCAGAAACTGTTATATTAGAAACTACTAATCTTCCTGAGCACACCCATACATTAAAAGGTAATGCTGGTGGTTCATATTTTGCTGTAAGAAATATTGCTGGCCCACCAGACGATACAGATGCTATTTCAGGACCAGGCGGTCAAGCGGCCGCTCAAGCACAATACTTGCAAACAAGTGGCGGTGTTGATTCTTTAACACACGGCGAGAAAGTTAATGTTATGAATCCTTACCTAGCAATTAATTATATTATATTCACTGGAGTTTACGCATAATGAGTTATACTATATTAAAAAGCAACGGCGATACACTAACTCAGATTGTCGACGGCCTAGTTGATAATAGTACAGATCTTACCCTAATTGGCAAAAATGCGGCTAGCTATGGTACATATCTTAATGAGAATTTTGTATACCTTTTAGAAAATTTTGCAAATTCAACCTCGCCAACAAACCCAATTGTTGGCCAGTTATGGTACGATACTAGTACAGGAAGATTGCAAGTATATGATGGTAACTTGTTTAGGGTATCTGGCGGCGCCATAGTTTCAGCTGATATTCCTGCACAATTAGCTACTGGTGATTTATGGATTGATAGTAAAAATCAACAAATTTATTTTAACGACGGCATTGCAAATGTATTAGCCGGCCCTGTATACACTCAAACTCAAGGCTTATCAGGTTTCCAAACAGGTACTTTAGCTGATATCTTCAGCATAGATCATACAGTATTGTATTTGTATTTGAAAAAAACAATTATTGGAATTTTTAGTCTTGAAGCATTTACCCCGTTAGTTGCACCTCCAGGATTTACAACAATTGGAATTGGTTTTACTGCTAGTACTATCACTGGATTAACGTTTAATGTACAATCTAAATCTGCATCTAGTTTAATTGCGGCAGACGGCACAAGCAAAACTGCTGAAAACTTTCTTAATACTGGCGATCAAGTATTAAAGAAAATGACCACAACTAATCAATTAATTATTGCAAATGCAATTCCTTTACTTTTGGGTCCAGCACAAAACAGTGAAGTTTTAGTTGATGCAACAAAATTCAATTTGTCTGCAAAAACAAAAAGTCAAAATTTTGGAATTTATGTAAATCCAGACGGAACACCTACCGGAGCAATTTTTGTAAACAGTACTGCTCAACAAGTAGGAATATTCACAACAACGCCATCTGCAACATTGGATGTCAATGGAAATGCAAAAATTCGAGGAAATTTAACCTTAACTGGAACCTCCATAATTATTAATACTTCAGTAGTTCCAGCCAGCGCATCTGCTGAAGGACTTCCAGGGCAAATTGTGTGGGGGCCAAGCTATGTTTATGTTTGTATAGCTTTGAACACTTGGAAACGTGCGGCACTTACAACATGGTAACAGTAGTAGATAACGATAAATATTAGGAACGAGGAATAACTGATGTCATACACCATTAATCGATATAACGGCACTCAAGTAGGAGTAGTAGCCGACGGAACCATAGATAGTACCCTATCGCTAAAGCTAATTGGCAAAAATTATGCCGGCTACGGTGAGGTACAAAATGAAAATTTAGTTCACTTATTAGAGAATTTTAGCGGTTCAACAAGCCCAAATAATCCAATTTCTGGACAGATTTGGTTCGATAGTGCAAATAGCAAGATGAAATTTTACGATGGCAGTAAATTTCGCGTTGCCAGCGGTGCTGAAGCTAGCGCCACTGCACCAGTAGGATTAACACCTGGCGATTTTTGGTACGATACATCTAACAAGCAAATTTATGTATGGAATGGTACAACCTTTACACTGGTTGGGCCTCAAAGTGTTGCCGGCGCAGGCACAACACAAATGCAAAGTATTAGTGTTATTGACGATGTTGGAGCAAATCATTCGGTTATCCAAGCAGTGACCAACGGACAAGTAATGTATATTATTAGTGCCGATCAATTTACACTTAACAGCGGTTTAAACCCAATCACTGGATTTACAAAAATTGGTAAAGGAATTACACTAGTTAACAGTACTACTGGCAGTGTACTTGGAATAACCAGCACAGGCGACCAAAAATACTGGGGAACAGCAAGTAACGCAGATTATTTAGGTGGTTATGCGGCATCGGAGTATCTAAGAGCTAGCACAACTAGTTTTGCAGACCCAATACATTTTAGTAATCAAGGTTATACAGTTGGTAATAATAGAGATTTGGTAGTTAATATTACCGGAAGTACTCCAGTTATTGCTAACGTGTTAAGCAATACAATTACATTCCAAACAACAGTATCAGGAACTACGAAAACTCCAATGTCATTAGTTGGAACTGACATAGTTCCAGGAGATACTAACATATCAAATATTGGTTCTCCAACAAAAATTTATAATACAATTTATGCAGGATCATTTAATGGTATTGCAAGTCAATCTAATCAAATTTTAGAAACAGTTAGCGGTTTATATCGTTCAGGTAACACCGGCGCGGCCGCAAGTACAGTAGCAGTTCGTGATGCTAGTGCAGACTTATATGCTAACGTATTCCAAGGTATTGCTAGTTCAGCAGACTACGCTGACTTGGCAGAAAAATACCTAGCAGATGCAGAGTATCTTGTTGGAACAGTAGTATCAGTTGGCGGCGAAAAAGAAGTAACTGCTTGTACAGTGGGCGATAGAGCAATTGGTATTGTTAGTGCAAATCCAGCTTATATGATGAATAGCGGCTTAGAAGGCGGAACTTATATTGCATTGAAAGGTCGTGTGCCATGTAAAGTAATTGGCCAAGTTAAGAAAGGTCAACGCTTGGTTGCTGGTTTGAACGGAGCGGCACAAGCCGCATACGGCGCTAATTCTGATGTGTTTGCAATTGCTTTAGAAACTAGTGAAGATGCAGGCGAAAAAACTATCGAAGCATTGGTACTATAAGGAATTATCATGCCAGGATTAGGAACAAAAATATTAGCATCGGATTTTAACACTATTCAAGCACTAGCACAAACAGTGTTAGGAGTTGGTTCGGGACAATACGGTTATGGACAAGTAGTAACAAGTACTCAGGTTCGCCGTGGCGACCCGTTTAGACTAACAGATTGGATCAATCTAAGAAGCGATTTGTTAAAAATTGGTGCTCATCAGACTGGCGATGCTAATGAAGGAGCCGAGTTAATTATTCCTGGCAATTTAGATCCACGAAATATTAATTCCTTTAATACTAAAACAGGTACTGGCCCGTACTTGATAACTTTTGGATTTACTGCAACACCTGGTAATATTTTACCATCGGTTGGTGCTCCTTACAAAATACAAGGATGCGCAAACGCAAATTATAATGGCGTTTATGAATCAACCTCAAGTACTGCAAGTACAATTACATTAAAATATAACAATGACCCTGGCCAGTATAGCAGTGCTAAACCTGTTAAAATTAGCAGTGTGTTAACAGATGCAATCCGATCACAGTATTTAGGTTATGCTCAAGTTAAATATGCCAAAGCACATAATCAAACAGTCAGTATAACTGGAACTACTAATTCTAGTACTACAATGAGTAGTGCAAATGCGGCTATAATAATGTTAGGAGGAACTGTATCTGGGCCAGGTATAAATGCTAATACTACGGTTACAGCAGTTAGTCCAGGCGTAAGTATAACATTAAGCAATTCTGCTTATACAACAGTTTCTGGCGGAACATTTGTAGTAGCATTAATTACCGGTGTTAAAACAGTAGCCGCAAATCAATTAAGTCCGAACGAACCAATTACTAGTGTAGTAAGAACAACTCAGTGGAACGGAAATATTCAAACAGTAGCCACAATTAATTTTCCAACTGTTGACTCGGCCCGCGCATTTTTTAATAGCGGAAGCCAATTTGAAATTACTCCAACGTTAACCGGATCTTTTGGGTCAATAGGCGAGCAATTAACCAAAGATCAAACATGGCAAACAATGTTTACCCAAGTTGGAACAATTTGCTTTAGAGCTAACGACTGTATACAAACTCCAAACGATTATAATACAAATCAAAGCCAACACTATCCAATTGGATTTTTTGGTTTAACTACCAGTGATAGATTGGTATTTGTAAAAAATGCGCCTGGCGGTTCATACGCTAGTAACGCTTTAAATGTATTTGCTCGATTAGATGCAACAGGAACAGTGTTAATAATTACTATTAGATTCCAAGATAATGCATCATTTACAAATACTACGGTATATAATCCAGGATATGGCCCGTATGGTATAGACGAAAACGTCGACGGTATATTATCAGTCAATTTGACAGCAACTAGGGCTAGCGGAACCAATGTATCCGTAATTATTCCTCCTGCCAATTTAACACCAATTGCCTAAAAATTCTATCACTGGTTAGTAAAGTGATAATTATATAAAAGATAGGAATAAACGTGGCAAGCACAACGACAACAGCTAGTTCAGTAACATCCGGCGGAGTATTAACAGTTGCTTCGGTGTCTGGAATTACCACCAGACAAACTGTACAATTAACAGGTACGACCTTTGGCGGACTTTTTGTAGCCCCAACTACCTATTATGTAATAGCTGTTGGTTCAAGCACTATTACTTTAAGTCTAACTCCCTACGGTACAGCAATAGCTATTGCTGGCGGCAGTGGATCGTTAACAGTTAAAACTGGCCCAGCAGTTGGGCCAGGAGTAGATAATATTGTAAGTGCAGATGTCACCGGAGACTACAATACTATACAAGCTAAATTAGCCAAAGTATTAGGCCCTCCTACCGATAGTACACCTCGTTACGGATATAATCAATCAGTTACTAGCAGTCAAGTAGCTGTTGGTAATAGAGTATATCTTAGCCATTGGACAACCTTGCGCTCAGATATGATTAGGGCACGTGGCCACCAATCTGGATCTGCATCAGAATCAAATAATATAAGTTTGCCAACTAGTCTAAGTTTAGTTTCAGAAGCTACACGTTCAGAATATCTTACCTATGCAAACTTAATTGACACGTATCGAGATACGCTTGGCGACAATCAGTATGGCATAGAAACCATAATGACAGCCCAACGGATAGATGATTGGAATGGAAATATTGTCAGTACATTAAATGTAAATTTTGGAGATAATGCTACTATGCGGGCATTTTTTAATGCTGGCGGAGTTTTCAAATTTAATGTTAATATGACTGGAACTTTTAATACATTTAGTACAGTAAAAGACGGTACATGGGTAGAAATGTTTAGTCAAATGGGTACAATTACGTTTGACCGTGCTGGCACAAGATTAGATCAAGGAAGTACAGGAACAACTACTAATATTGGATTTTTTAATTTAACTAATTCCTATCAAACTATTTTTACTAAATCTGCTCCTTCAGGAAATTACGCCAATAATAACTTTACAATTGTTGCGCTGGCAAATAGTGGTGTATTAACAATATCATTACAATACAATGATGGGTCCACAGGCGCAGGCGGATCTTATATTCAAGGCGGACAAACTGCTGGCCCTGGAAGCCAAGCTCAAACAATTCAAGGAGGCTTTACTCCTGGCGGTGTGGGTGACGAATACATTGACGGAATTATAACTCAAACTGCGGTAATTTGGCGTCCTAGCGGCAGTTATGTTAGTATAACGGCTCCAACAGTTACTTTAACAGGTGATTTTGTAAATGCCGGATCAGCAGTGTATGGTTTAAGTGCTAACAAATATGCTGTAGATGAAGGCGCCGCGGTAACAGTTAAATTGCAAACACGAAATGTTGCCAACGGCACAGCCGTAACATACTACGTTGGCGGTTCAAAAAATTATACAGTGAATGGCATTACCAACTCGCGTATTAGTTCAGGCGCTACAGATGGATTTTTTACAGTTAATAATAACGAAGCAACAGTTAGTTTTGTAATAGATAACAATTTATATACTGATGGTTTAACGTCTATTACAGTGAATCTTTATAACGGACTAGCAAGTACTACAATTTTTATCAATGATACTTCTACTACTCCAATTAATAATCGATTTTATGATTTAATTGGTAATAACTCGTGGGTTGCACCGGCCGGGGTTAGAACTGCAAGTATATTAATAGTTGGCGGTGGTGGCGGTGGTGGCAATTTTGGCGGTGGTGGCGGTGGTGGTGGCCAAGCTAGAATTCTTACTACTAACATTGCACCTACAAATACATATCCGCTTTCAATAGGCGGTGGTGGTCCAAACAGTCAAAACGGCACAGCAAGTTATTTTAACGGCAATGCGGCACAAGGTGGAAGCCCGGGTGGTGCAGGAAGTTCAACAGGTCATGGCGGAACTCACTCAGGAGGCACTGGCGGAGCATCGGGCACTGGTCGAACTGGTGGAAGTGGTGCCGGTAGTACGGGCACAACTATGACACTGGGTGGTGGTGGTGGCGGTGGCTCAGTAGGTAACGGTTCCAACGGTTCAACAACCACTGGCGGCCGCGGTGGCGGCGGATTGGCATTTACATATTATGGGATTAATACCATCTATGTAGCAGGTGGCGGAGGTGGTGGTGGTACAGTAGGTTCAGACCCAACTGCATATCTATCTCCTGGATATTTTGGTGCTGGTGTGGGTGGCGGAATGGACACACAAGGAAAAACTGCTCCTGGTTATGCAGGTGGCGGTGGCGGTGGCGGTGTAAGTTTAAGCCCAAATGCCCAAGTAGCCAATACTGCCGCGCAATCATCTGCATACTTAATCGGGCAAAATGGCGGCGCAGGCGGTCAAGGTTTTGTCTGGATATTCTGGCCATAAAATAAAATTCTAAAGTATTGACAAGATAACTACTAGAGTGTACACTAAACACTCTCAGAGGTTATTATGGACGAAAGAATTGAAAAAGCATTTGAAGTGGCAAATTACATGGCCACTCTTTCAAATCAAAGACGTGTTATTCTTGAAGAATACAATCAAAAACTAGTATACTATATTAGCGGAGCCACATTTCAAGTAGACTACAATCTAATTAACTTTGCTAAAAATTTAATAGATCTTGGACATACTGAAGATGTTGCATTTGTTGATGCAAATAATCAGCCTGTGGTTATCAAAGATGTTCAAGATTTTCTTGACAATTTGTTATCTGTATATTTTGAAGCAGTTAATGAATACCAAACAAAATTTGCAGATATCAAGAAAAAACGCAATGTAAAAGATCTAGTTGAACTATGACAACAGGCGCTTTAATTTTTGCACAAAATACTGTTGGTGTTGATTATGTAAAATTAGCATTGTTTGCGGCTAAACAGATAAAAAAACATTTAAACATTCCTGTGAGTCTGGCTACTGATAGTAGTGCATGGTTAAAATTTTATCCTGAACATACTGACATCTTTGATCAAATAATTCCTATAGTTGGCAATACTACCCAACAAAAAAAATTCTATGACGGTACGTTAGCATATAAACTAACAGAATGGAAAAATTTAACTCGCAACCAAGCATATGATATTACTCCGTATGACCGTACACTAGTAATTGACAGCGACTATATTATTAATAGTAACACGTTAGAAAAAGCATTAAAAAACGATTATAGTTTTCAAATATTTCGTAAAAGTTTTGATTTAGCCAGTTGGCGCGATGTTAGTCCGTTCAATCGCATTAATCAATACAGTGTACCTTTTTATTGGGGTACAGTTTTTATTTTTGAAAAGACAGCAAGTACTAGAAGTTTATTTGATTTAATTGAGTACATTAAACTTAATTGGGAATATTTTAGAATCATTTACAAAATTGACAGTAATACATTTCGCAACGATTTTGCTTTTAGCATTGCTATACATATTATGAATGGCATGACAGAAGGCGATTTTGCACATGAATTACCAGGGCTAATGACCTATATATTAGATAGAGATATTATGGTTGATATGAAAGAAAACAAGATGAAATTTCTTGTGGAAAAAGCACATTACCCAGGCGAGTATACTTTAGTAAGCACTAATGCAACAGACGTACACGTTATGAATAAACAAAGTTTAACACGATATATCGACGGAGGTTACGGTGTCTAAAGGTTATATAGTACTAGCACAAAATACCGCAGATGTTGATTATGTTAAACAAGCATACGCACTAGCATTAAGTATTCAAGCTACACAATCAGAAACTGCAATTAGCATTATTACTAATGATAATGTACCAGAAGAATACCAAGATGTATTTGACCAAATTATTCCAATTCCATGGACTGATGATAATGCGCCTAGTCGGTATGTAGCAGAACATAGATGGAAAATTTATCACGTAACTCCTTATGATGAAACTATTGTGTTAGATACAGACATGATATTTTTGCAAGACATTAACAGTTGGTGGTGGTATTGTCAGGATCACGATTTACTATTTTGTACAAATGCACTTAATTATAAAGGCGATACAATTCAAAATAGTGTGTATAGAAAAACATTTATAGAAAACGATTTGCCTAGTCCGTATTTTGCATTACACTATTTTAAGAAATCAGAACGTGCAGAATACTTTTATAAAACATTAGAATTTGTAATTAATAATTGGGCGTGGTGTTATGGAAAACTGGCCAGCGAACATTATCAAAATTGGTTAAGCATGGACTTATCAGCCGCAATTGCGCTGGAGTTATGCGGATATAGTAATTCGGCAGATGTGTGTAGTCCTTTAAAATTTGTACATATGAAATCAGGTGTACAAGGTTGGCACCCAGTACCTGCAAATTGGCGCCAAACTATTCCTTATTCTTTTACTAAAGAAGGAACTTTAACAGTTGGCAATATACGACAAAATTATCTATTTCACTATGTAGAAAAAGATTTTATTGATTTAGATATAATAAACAAATTAAAAAGATTAGCAAATGGATGAAGACGAATTCTTAACACCTGAACAGTTGGACGAAATTTTAAACACAAAATATGTGTTTGACTACTATGTGTATTTTGAAAAAGATACAGGACATATTATAGCATTATCAAATGAAAAACTAGTTTACGAAAACTTTATACAGATAGATTTTAAAGAAATAGAACAATTCTTTAATAACAAAGAAAATTTTATTAATTTTAAAATTACTTTTGATCAAGATGGATCTGTGAAATTTGTAAACAGAAATCAAAGTGAATTAAATTTTAAAAGTAACATAGTTGAAACAATACGGTTGAATGAAAACGACAATATTCTTACAGTAGAATGGTCTCCAAAAGGTTGGAAATTTATTATGAATGATAGATTTTTACAGCACCCTCGAGCAAAAAGTTTAAATGCAAAATTATTTTTTTATATAACAACAGATAATAATATAAATTTTTTAATACGACAAATTGAAGTTCAGTTAAAAACATTAATTGGTAACGGCCACATAATTGTTCCATTTACTAGTGAAAAAGAAAAAACTATTGAAAATATATCTATGTTCACACTACCATTTTTTGAAAGTTACGGGATGAGAATTAAACATGATTAAAGTAATAGACCAAGACATTATTTTCCTCAGCTATGATGAACCAAACGCTGAAAAAAACTACGCTGACTTGCTGACAAAAGCACCTTGGGCAAAACGTGTACACGGAGTTAAAGGCAGTGACGCGGCACATAAAGCCTGCGCGGCTCTAAGCGAAACAGAATACTTTATTACTGTAGATGCTGATAACATTGTAGATCCAAAATTCCTTGAAGTTGAGGTAGATATAGACGCATTAGGATTAACACCTGATCATGTGTTTAGCTGGTGCGGTCGAGTTCATGTTAACGGATTAGAATACGGCAACGGTGGACTAAAAATGTGGACACGTAAATTTGTTAACAATATGCGTACACATGAAAACAGCGATCCTACAGATGTTAAAGGCTTAGTTGAATTTTGTTTTGATGACAAATATTATCAATTCAATGACAACTATAGCGAGAGTTTTACTAATGCTACTCCTTTTCAAGCATGGCGAGCAGGCTTCCGTGAAGGTGTAAAGATGAGCTTAGACCAAGGAGCAAAAGTAAAAGATTTGCGTGGTATTTGGTGGCAAAATTATCAACGTTTATTAATTTGGTGTAATGTAGGTGCTGATGTAAAACACGGAGAATGGAGTATGTACGGTGCTAGAGAAGGTGCGTACAAAACTAATTGCACAGATTGGGATTATGCTAATGTACGTGATTTTGATTGGCTTACAACTGAATGGGAAACCAAATACAGTAAAATTACTGATGAAATGTTGCCTTACGAAATAATGGGGTTGGGTGAAACACTTAAACATGAATGTAAATTGGAAGTGGGTGAAATGGATGCTACTGCCAGTGCGTTCTTCAAACGTGTGTATGTTAATACTCCTAGAATTATAAAGAACCGTCAATAATGTACGATATTGTCTTTATCAGCTATAACGAGCTTAACGCAGAAGAAAACTACAATAGACTGTCATCTAGGTTTTCACCACCCATTTTGAAGAGAATAACCGGGGTTGCAGGCATACACAACGCACATATTGCGGCCTCAAAAAAGGCTATGACTAAAATGTTTTGGGTAGTGGACGGAGACGCACAAGTGCTAGATACCTTTAATTTTGACTATCAAGTACCTAACAATGAATTGGATTATGTACACGTTTGGCGCAGTCAAAACCTAGTTAACGGGCTTGTATATGGCAATGGCGGAGTTAAACTATTACCACGAAAACTAACAATGAATATGGATACTAGTCGCATAGATATGACAACTAGCATTAGCACGTTGTTTAAGCCTATGCCTGAAATAGCCAACATTACAGCATTTAACACAGATCCATTTAGTACCTGGCGCAGTGCCTTTAGGGAATGTACTAAGCTAGCCAGCAGTAGTATTGAACGACAAAACGATGTTGAGACACAACAAAGACTAGATACTTGGTGTACGCTTAACGATGGTGTACCTTATGGGTTTTATGCCTATTCAGGCGCACTCGCCGGCCGAGAGTACGGAGAAAAAAATGCCTCCAATAAGGAGGCACTATCTAAGATAAATGACTTTACTTGGCTAGAAGCTCTGTGGCTAGCGGAAAAATCTCAGCTATCACTTTAGCGCAAGCAATGGCAACTTCTTGGTGCTCTTTCTGTGTGCCATTAGCACTACGCAATTCAATGAAATGAATCCAACTACGTAGTGTACCATTCATATATAAACGACTTTCTATCATACCTTCAGGTAATACTGCACGAGCTTGTTCTTTAGCAATCCCGGCATTAATAGCCCAAGTGTATGCTTCAATAGCGGCTAGTTTAACACGAGTCTGTGCGTTTGCCCAGTCCATTGCTAATTTACGTGATGTAGGATTATCTAGTACAACTTCTATTGAGTTTTGTCTATTTTTGGGATCTTGTAACCGTGCTTCTCTAAGTACAAATGACAAGTCTTTAGTAGGATCAGCATATCGTTGACTGAACTCTTGGAAACTGAAACTTCTGTGTCGCAAGATTTGCCGGGCAATATCTCTTGTTGTGGTAATTTCAATACAGGCACTGACCATTTCAAGTGGGCTCCAGTGTTGGTGTTTGACCAAGTACTTGATGAGTTTTTCTGATGTGTCTGTGTTGAGTTGATTGGAGGGATTGCTAACACGGGCGCAATACGCAATGAGTTCCTGTGCGTCTTGTAAGCCCATGCCTGCAAATTCTTCTGTGGGTTGACTGTAACTAAGTAATCGAACATTCATGTATTATAACTTCTTCTTTTTAAAAAATTGTTGTGTGCCTTTTTCAATATCTTTTTTAACACGGATTGTATCCAGTTTAAAATCGACATTATCTATGTTGTCTTCGTAGTTCTTTACCAACTCACTCAGTTGAGTTTCAAAGACAGTCCAACCTTCCTTACGGGCTTCGGCAGATATTTTTACTTCCCAAGTCTTGCCATCTTTGAAATTAATTAATACCGAATTAAGATATTTTATGGGTAATACATTTAATTGTATTTCAGAAAATATTTCAGGCCAATGATCAATTACATCCTTGGGAAGGTTTTTCCCAGGTCTTGTCACTTAGCTTTCTTAGTCGGCGCTAATTCTTCAGCTTTACGGCGCATTTCGGCGGCTTGTTTAGCCAATCGATCTGCCTCGCTACGAAAACGTTTTGCTTGTGCTTCTGGGCTTTGATCAACAGTTTCTTCCATAGCGGCTGAACTAGAAGTTGTTTTACCAACATCAGCAGTTTCTTTAGCCATGTCGCTAACTGAACCAACTTCTTGTACTTCGACCTTTTGCGATGGCTTAGGATCAGCCGCAACTCCAGATTTAAGTGCTAACGCATCGACAGCAACACCTTGTTGTTCAGCAATGATTTGATTTAATTCACTTAGCTGGATACTAGTAGTTGAGTTTGGAAGCATTTCAATATTGTCAGTAGACACTTTGATCAAACGTCCTTGTGTATGCAAAGCGGCCAACATAACACTTCCGTCCGGGAAATTACTACGAGCCATTACTTCACCAAATTCATTAGAACTTTGTCCACCTGAACTTTCAACTAAATTAATAATTGCATCGTGATAGCTATCCGGTAAATTTTCGGTTGGCGCAATTAAGCAGTTGTAAGCATCGCCAGGTAGTGTACGAAACACTACAATACATTTTTTGCCGTTTGTTTTGATACGGCCCACATGTTTCATTTCCATGATTTTATCCTTGTGTTGTTCCAGCACCAGCCGCTTTTTGGGCTTCCGCCTGTTTAGCTACTTGATCCAGAAAAACTGTTAGTTTGTTATAAGTTTGGCCAACCATCATCATTTCTGCTGGCTTAAAAGCACCACGTGTACTAGCCACATCGATAATAGCTTTCATAGCACTCAAATCCTGAATGTTTAAATCAGTACTTGGTGTTTGAGCTTCGGTAGCTTCAGTTACGGGTTCTTGTGTTTGTTCTACTTTATCAGTCATAATATCTCCTTATTGAAAAAGCACAATATAATTTATCTATATAGAATTCAAGTATAGGCAATCTTGAAAAAACTAAGTTCTTTCTCAACTTCAAATCCAATTCGTGTAATATAGACAATTGTATTAGTATGATCTAATGTTAGATCCTGTCCTATGTAATACCTCCCATTAAGATTCTGTCGAATCCATGAGTCTACTTCTTTAGTTAAATTTGGTGCAAATTTATCTAATACAGTATATTTAAAATGAGGGCAGGCAAATTCTACCCTCCGTAGACCAAAATAGTTTAGAGGGTTTGGTTTGCCTGCTTTTAACGACATTAATCTTTAAACTCGTAGTATGCGTGTTCGCCCCAAGGAGGAACAATTTTGTCATTACCGTGAATAATGAATACTGTATCGCAGTAGTTTTCATCGCCCCATGAGCCGTATGGATAACCGTCTGTGAACATGATAAACTTTTTAGGTTGAATATCATTTTCTTTCATGTATTCCCAATTAGCCATAAACTCAGTACCGCCACCGCCCATTGGTTCGTATTCGTCAAACTCGTCCACGTTATAACTATTGTAATCTGCTTCGTTATAAACACGAGTATCAAAGCACCATACTTTGATTGTAAAGTCCTGATACTCTTGCATGATACCTTTAATTTCTGTTAAGAAATCTTTGGCTTGTTCGTCACCAATTGAACCAGACATATCAATGCCTACGCAAATATCAATTGTTTCTTTAAAGTTAGTACCTGGAAGGATAGCACCCATGTGCCAACCTTTACGGTTAGGACGCATAAAACTAAAGTCATCTTTAATGACACTTTGAATTTGCTGACGAATAATCTCACGCCAATTCATTTTAGGCTCTGTAAGTTCTTTAATCATGCGTTGAACGTTAGCAGGAGTATTGCCCGCACCCGCGGCTTGCGCGGCCTGCATAGTTGCTTCGCGCATTTCATCACGAATCTTTTTCAATTCTTCTTTGCTGTAGCTAGGGCGATTGCCGTTAGAATCGCTTTCACCCCAATCAATATGATCGTCTAGCAACTGACCTAATGCGTCCAGTTCTTGTTCGTCCATTTCGTCAAAGATTTTATCGTAAACTTCTTCTGCACCCATGCCGTAATATTTGGCATCGTGGAAGATTTTGATGCCTTCAATATTGTGTTCGCCAATACGGTCACGTACCAATTGTCCGTTTACACAATAATCAGCCGCGATGTTAAAAATCTTTGGATTACGTCCTTCACGGCGACCCATATGATCAAATACATTGTGTAGGATTTCGTGTGCAATAACAAATTCAATTTGTTTAATTGAAAGAGGCTCAAAGAATTTACGATTAAAGTAAATTGCTCGACCGTCTGTAGCCGCAGTATTACACCATTCTTCAGCTTCTTTAATTTGCAAACGGGTTGCTAAATTACCAAAGAATGGATGGCGAAGTAGTAGACCCACACGGGCTACAATAATTTTATCGATAATTGGATCTGTATGTGACATGAATGCTCCTTTACTGTATGTATATATTATAACACCTCCCAAAGGAGGTGTCAAATACTATTAAACCGTATTATTTACGATCTTCTTTGTCAGTAGCCTGTGCAATATACTTGCCGTATTTTGCGTGGAATGCATCAAAACATTTGATTTCGTCCGGATCCAATGGCAATTTGTAAGTGCTCAATGCCAATTTAGTTCCCATAATAACCAATTCTGTTTCAAAATTGTCCATCATAAACTGGAAGAAATAGTTAGTTTGATCATTCCAATTCTTGGCATTCTTTTCGCAAGCATCTTTCAATTCGTAGCACAAAGATACAGTCAAAGAATACATGGCACTAATTTCCTTAGTTTTCAGTTCTTTAACTTTGCCACTCAAAATGTCTGTAGGGTTAGGCATTTTGCTTGCATGTTTACGGTGTGCCATAAACTTAAGAGCAAGACCTTCACCAACCGAACCGCTAACCAAATCAGTCAACGTATCTGCATCGCAGTCGTCGTCATGCAACAGTTCGCTAACAAACGACCAGCTACGTGGAGTAGCAAAAGAGCGTGAACTAGACTTTGGATCAAAGTCATACAAGTCTTTCTTACTGAAAGTCAAAAAGCCTACAACTTCTTGATGAATCTTATTGTCAACAGCCCAGTCAAAATAGTCGTCCCAGTCAACTGTCATTTCTAAGTGAACAAAACGGTTAGCCAACGGAGCAGGCATACGGAATGTAACACCTTTGTCAGTTTCACGGTTACCAGCCGCTACCATTACAACATTGTCTGGCAAACTGTAAGTACCAACACGGCGATTCAAAATCAGCTGATAAGCCGCGGCCTGTACACTAGGTGCCGCACTGTTCATTTCGTCCATGAACAGGATAATTGTTTTATGTTTCTTAGCAAGTTCTGCATCTGGCAATTCGCTAGGAGGTGCCCAAACCATTTTGCTAGTGTTAGAATCAAAGTAAGGAATACCTTTAATGTCAGTAGGTTCCCAAAGACTCAAACGAACGTCGATTACATGAGCATCGAGTTCAGTACCAAGTTGTTTAATAATATCGGATTTACCAATTCCGGGAGGACCCCACAGGAAGATTGGACGTTTGTTTTTGAACGCTTTACGCAGGGATTTTTTTGCGCCTTTTGGTCCAACTGTGCGGCTGTTAACTTCTGCCATTTTGCATTTCCTTTAAGTTACGGGTTTAAATTGCTAGGTAATCTTTTACGCTATGTAAGTATTATAGCACCGCAATGGAACTTAGTCAAGCAGAATCTTCAGTACTTTGCCTATTTTTCATGGCCTTAATCAGCCCAAATTTACGAATGTCATCTGAAAACATATAAAGCTCAAAACTTTTCTTTTCAGAAAATACAGTAATACTTTGATTGGTAAGGTAGTATGGGCAGTCAATGTATCTGTCCATAAAAATGATTGTTTGGGGACTTAAATCGATTGGTTCGGTAAACGGAATTTCATAACTTGCCAAATCCAATTCAGCAGTTAAAAATTCGTAGCCATCTTCGGTAAGCCTGAGCCCGCCGCTAAGTTTAGTTCTGTTGTTTATAAACCACTTTCTTTGAAATATCTTGACATTAGTATCATCGCTACTTTTGTCCCAATATTTTAAAAAGATTTTAGTGTATGTTTCTTTTGATATCATTTAACTACAGTACCGGTGGTAAGTTTGTAAACGTCAAACTCCTTGGTGCCAAAAGTTAAATTTAATTTTTTTGCTAGATTGATTGCATGACCAGGGTTGCTAAAACTTGTCTTTTTATACTTAGGGCCTGGATAACTTGTAACACTACTAAAAGACTTGAGATTGAACGGCTCGCCTTTGTAGAATACTGCCCAAATGGCTTCAGACTCCAAAACCTGTTCGGCTTTGTAAGTCTTTTTGTTTATGTATTCTAGTAATACTTTTGGTTTTGGTCGACTCATAATATACGTCTCGATATGTACGTATATATTTATCTATTTTTGCTCTCCAAAGCCACCACCGTCGAGTTGTATATTAACTACTTCATTAGCACTAGATTGTTTTAATGCATGAAACAAGCTCTCATAATCCTGTGTTAATTTAGCCAACACTTCCGTAAGAGTTATATTAAGCAATCTAGCCTGTTGAATAGTCATTTTAAGTTCTTTTTGTTGACTAAGTTCTGCGGCCTTCAACAGTTGTGCAAACTGCATTAAAGATGCAGTATTAACTGGATTTTGCATTTGCTAGTACCGCCTTCATTTCAAATTCACTAGTAAACGGTCCTTTATTAGGATAACGTTCAATAGTAATTAGTTTAGGACAAAAACTTCGAACCCAACCTTTTTCAAATTTAATTGTATAGTATCCTGCACAATATAAGCTCTTACTTGCATTGCTTTTAGTAAACAATGGTAACTTACGTTTTACATCGTACATACTGTTATAAGGTTTGCACATTGCCGGGAAACCATGTACTTCATATGTTTCAGGCTCTGCAGAAGTTACTTTAACTTTGGTATTCTTTAAAAAGAATTCTTTACCAAATTGTTTTTGTAAATCTTCTTTTTTGTTAAACATTACTTCACCGTTAGTGCTCGATAACACAAACCGATTATTTTCTTTTTTGTGTAGTGTAGCAATTTTAGTGCCGTCTCGTTCTACTATCCAAAATTTGCCATCTACGATGGGCTTTGCGTGTATCTCTGTCATAGTTATTACCTCACAATTATCTGTCTTATTAGGACATGTTTTTTATAAGCACATTCTTCAATGTACATTATTCTTCCTTTGATGCTATTTCGTTAGCAAGCTGTTCGTAAATCTCATTATCCATAAAAGGATAAAATGCAAATCCTTCTTTTAATTCAGGAGTAATTGCATGATCTAACCATATGTCAAATGCAATGCTTACTCGAGGTGTTTTCCCTCGATACACATCAGTATAGTGTGGCAAGCACGATGGAAATATTGTTACTCCGCCTTTTATATTATCAAACCCATTAAAATCTCTTGCTTCAAATGGTGGAGAATACATTGTCTTAGTATGATAGTTATCTAAATGCATATTACCACTTAGGTACGCACTAGACTCGGAACCATGCGAATGTTTAGTAATAGCTTTATTATCTTTAATAACATTAAACCAACAAACTACACTAGAAGCTCTTATTGCGCTAAGATCCTGAATAACAAATTCTAAATATGATTTACGTAAGAATTTTAATAGATCTTTTAGTTCTGGTAACTCTGTATGAAAATCAAATAAATTATATTGCCCGGATCGACTAGTAACACTTTCGTAACCTAATCCAGTTCCGTGATCGTTATTTGAAGGATAATCATTTAAAATTTGTTCTTCCTTAATCAACAACCACTCGCGAATTTTATCTACTTTTTCTGTGTCGTTCCAATGATCATGGCCTACTGGGAAATTCCAAGTTGGCGCATACTCGCTTAACGGAAATCCACTTTTTAATCTTTGAATTTTCATATACTTTCCTTAAATTGTTTTAGCTCTTGTAATCTATTAGGATCACCAAACGTTCCATCAAACCATGTGTTAAAAGACAGTACACATCGGACATTAGGGTTAAGTCCTTGCCCGTCAACTGAATGATATGTTTGCGATGGAAATAAAATCAAACGTCCAGTTTTGACTGATAACTCGTTCCAATCAGCAGTCCATGGCTGATCGGTACAACTAGGGTCAGTTTCCCAGTCAATAAACGGTGTTGAATGCCCGCCAGATTTAGAATGAAAACGTATTCCTTGAGATCCTTCAGGCGCCATAACATAGTAAGCACCGCTAATTATACTGTTTGGGTGTGCATGAATAAACAGTTGTTGCACTACATTTTTATGCATTAGACACCAACTTTGTGTTATTTTTAATTTACTAGATGTAGCCATGACATTTTTAGTATAATTATCAATGCGGCTTTGAATCCAGTTTCTTAATGTAGGTGCGTGGGTTTCTAAAATATAATTATTTTTAGTAGTATTAAACTGCCCTGTATTATAGGATGCATTGTAAGCAGTAGCCAACAATTGATCATGATCCTCAACAGGAATATCAATATTATCTACAACCTCAACAGCGGTTGGAAATAGTAAATGTAATTTACTATTACTCATTACTCGGGCTTTGGAAATTCTTCACTAAACGGCCAACTTGTACTAGGGTTAGGCTTGGCTCTTAGTTTAACATTTTCTTCAATTATTGTGCCATCTTCTTCACACAAGCTAACTTGATACGGAGCATCAATGAGTAAGTAATCATCTTCAACTTGCCAATCGTGTTCACCATCAAACAACCAGCCAGCACCGCCTTCATGATAAGCAGTTTCAAATGCTTCTTTTTGCTCGTCGGTAAAGTCATCGCTATATTCAAAATAGCAAGCAACTCCATCTTCAAGTTCCGATCCCCACCCAAAGTCTGTCTTTGCGTATGCTTGTGTTGCGCCTTCGTAGGGAAGATTTATATCCATGTCTGCTTCAACAAACCCTTGTCCCCAGCGATAGTGGTCTTCGATATTGACCCAACTAGTAGAACCGTCAGCATTGTCTCGAAACAGTTCTATACACCAGCAGATGCTTTTCTTATGTAAAGGTTTGATTAAGTATACAGACATTATTCTTCCTTATTGATCTAAAGGTAAGTTATTCCATTCTTTAACTAGAGCAAGTACTTCTTCTTCTGTGTTGCACAGAGTCTTTGTATTTGACCAATCTTCTTTTTTATTGCGACCACCAATTTCTACCATCCAACCGTTGTCGTAACGATTGATAGTGATTTGTTCATTTACTTTTGCTAATTTAGATAGTTGTGACATTTAGTTCTCCTTGATATCTAGCTTGGAACGGTTCAGCATACGATTGTATGTTGTCTGCAATCTTTTTCATGTCCCATGCATTGCAGAATTTTAACATACGAATACCAACCTGATCTACAGTCTTTGGTACTGCGTTTGTTTCAATTGTTTCTTGAATACATTGTTTAATGTCAGCAGGTTGTGCTGTTAAGTCGCACAAGTGTACATTACGCAAATAATCTTCTAGAACTCTGTGTTCTTGTCCATTGTGGTCGACCCAACGTTGCAACATGAGATTGTTCCAAGAATACCCTTTAGAGTTGCGATCTTGAAACGCCTCCATGAGACCAACTTTATTCTTTGACCCTTTTGTTCGTACACCTGGATAAGCTGAAAATACATTGTCTGATGTGTCGCCTCGCATACATTTTTCGAATAGCATCCATTCAGGGTCTTGTGCAGGCTTAGGCTCGCCTGTCTTTTTGTCTTTAACGGGTTTACCTTTAGCATCAAACGTTCCTTCGTGTGTAATATGTAAATCACCCACACCGTTATATTGACTAACAGTGGGACTTACTAGTTGTGCAAAATCGCCGTCTGTTGAAATAATAACGTGTTTTGCATCTGGATGTGCTTGTGTCCAACCAGCAATTAAATCGTCTGCTTCTAATCGAGGATGCTGTAAGATTGTAGCATTAGTCTTTTCTGTTACAAACTTTTTAAACTCGTCAAATGCTTCCCAGAACAGTTTATCTTCTTCTTGTTCTCGTTCAGTAAGTGCGGCACGGGCTTCGGATCGATTGGCTTTGTACGGCTTGTAAAAATCTTTGCGCCAGCTTCTACCTTCGAGACAGAATACTACGTGAGTACCGCCAAAATCGTTCCATGCTTTTTTGATACTGTTAAGTGTAATGTGAAAAGCCATG